CGCACATTGAATGATGAGGAATACGTTTCAGTTCAAGGGGTCACTATTACCGTGATAGAATATATATGTTGGCGACATGCTGGCAATCTCTTCATTGTGGCATGCTTATTGCTATAGTGTGGACAACTTGTGGATAACTATTGACTTTGCTTGTTAAATAGATTAGATTATAGTTGGAGAGTATGCCCGCACATAGGAACGGAACCCCCGTTCTTTTAGCTCTTCAAGGGCGACGAATCCAGCAGTACCGCAACCCCGGCCGCGTAAAGGTATTTATATATTGGCGATTTGAGGATATCTATCCAGGTTGCGCCAATAGCTCTAGACCAATGGTGACTGTTGCGCTAGTAAGCGGTTCCGGCACATACACTCTAGGGTTAGGGGGATTTATATTCCTGTCTTTATGATTTAAACTAGACAGTTTAAATATCTCACTGTACCGTTGTAACCTGCTGATTATCCCCAAAGATTAAGATAATTACGGTATCTAGCTGTAGTAAAATACTCCGGAACGGCGAAAATACTACAGTTATACGGGAAGAGGGAATGTTGTATAATCTCTCAGTGAACAGCATGACCCCTTTCCGCAAAAGCAATTCTCCGGCGCAAAGTTTTTATATAGAATGTTTCCGATGTCGCATAAACAGCATTATGTATACTAAGGTAGATAGTTGTAAGCACAGAGACAACAGTTACTTAGGCCAGTTCAATACTTGAACGACTACGTTTTAACTAGCTAGATAGTGCAGTTCAACGGTTGAACGACCCCTCCCCCGTACATCGGGGATGACCCGGGAGGGGGGTTCGAGATTCCTTACGTTTGAACCGACCCCAAAAATTTCCCACCGTACCGGCATTCGCAACTGTAAATACCTCCGGGGAGCCTAGAAAAATCCCTGGGTGTCGGTCCCTATCGCAGGGGTCAACCCTCATTGAGGGCCTTTTCGATCTCCTGGGCGGTTTTCAGGTCACAGATGAGTGTGGCTCTGGGGTGATTTTCAGGGTCGAGGAGGAGATGGGCCAGGACAGGCTTTCTGGAGGAGTGCAAACGTAGGGGAGTTCGGGCCTTCCCGGAGGGCTTCCGGGCTTGTTTCTTGAGACAGGCTTTCTGGAGGAGGCCGATCAGGGCGGCCTTGCTCCACTTCATCATCTCCGCTTCCCACTCGGGGCCGTAGGGAATGTGGTCACTCATCCTTGTGCTCCTTTGAAATATTTTCCATCAAAGATTGGGCGAGACGCAATCCAAACAGGGCACCCTTGTGAAACTCCTCTTTTACGATATTACCAGAAAGCCGTTCTGCCGCAATAAGGGTTTCTTGTTCAAAAATTGCAAGCTCTAGTTCTTGTAGTTGATGCTCCGCCTTAGAACTGTCGGGGGACGGGCTTATTTTAACCCGCCGGTCGCCAATATACGTCGCTCCGCACTTCGGGCAAATAACGCCGCTCTCTCCCCCTGCCGTGAGAAACGCTTCGCAATTACGAAACTCCCCCGATCCTGAAAATTGAAATCCGCAAATACACGTTTGCCCTGGCATAATCACTCCTCCTTGCACCCTTCAGGTGCGGTAATTATATTTAAACTACCCAGCGCAAAAGCGCGAAGCTGCCGCACCCACTGGCATAACGCAGACACAGGAACCTCGACAGTAGCAGCCTCCGAAAATGCCGCAAAATCCTCGATCTGCGAGGCTAATTGAGCGGCCGTTCCCCAAGATGCCCCTAACCCTAAAACACAGTATCCAGCCTCGAGGCCGAATTGACCGCCTTCTAATTTGTAAATAACTAAACGGCTAATCGTTTTCCCTGTATATTTATCTCCATCATACTCCTGCAATACAAGCACGTCCCCCACCGAAAAATCACGGTCGTCCCGGCGAACTTCAAACGTTTTTACGCCGCGCTCGACCTCTTCAAAAAAAGGCGGAATCGTCTTAAGATAATGAAGTTTCATTCTTGCTCCTTACTAGACCATGCTTTACAACACCTCACCTTACCCTAACCAGACTCTACTTTACCCTCACTGTACCACGCAATACCGTGCCGTTACTTTACCTCACCGAGCTTTACTATACTAAACCCTCACCCAACCATACCACGCAATACCGCACGATACCGTGCCTAAACTTCACAATACCGTACTCCACCTTTACAATACCACTCCCCACTACACCTTTACCCAACAAAACCATACTCTACCCGGACAGAACAACACAATACTAGACCCCCACCAGACTCCACGCCCCGCACACCACCGTACCTCACCTGTACCACGCATCACTAGACCCTTACTAAACTATACCGTACATCACTAGACCCGAACATTACGACACATTACTTAACCCGGACACAACATCACAATACCCCAACTTAACTTGACAATACGCTGCCCCTACCAAACCCTACCTTACTCCACGTCAACTTCACTTAACTCCACTATACTTCACCTTCACATCACTAAACCACACTCTACCATACCTCCACATCACTAAACTTGACCATGCCCAACTATACCTTAACTCAACAGAACGCCGCCGTACCAACACAATACATAACCAAACCCTACCACAACGGGTCAGTACAACACAATACAATACCTTTACTAAACAGCACACCACAGTACTGCACTGTACAAAAACCAAACCCTAACTAAACTTTACCATACCGAAACAGAACAAGACCATGCTATACCGCACCGTACCGAAACCCAACAGCACCGCACCTTACCAAGACAATACTATACCACACTTACACTATACTTTATGGGTGTTTGTTTCGTCCACCCTTCCACCCCTTGAATAATTATACCCCTTCAAAACAATTTTCGAAAACCGCTCCACGCAATTAGCCTCCATCTCCTTACCGTTGCCAAATGGATTCGGTTTCAACTCTATCTCTCCGGATAGATCGCTGTAAAACTGGAAAAGCAACTCACTCTCCCCTGACGGAATCATAACGCTTTGAGCAATTAGCACCTCATGCCGCATGCTCTTCGGGTAACACAACGGCATCTCCTCCTCGGAAGGGACCTCCGTGCCCGCACGCATGGCCGCGTCCCAAATCAAAATAACCATGTCGGCACCAACGCGCTTCGCCATTATACCGGCGATCAGCGCATACCGGGAATTCGCGTCCGGCTCAGTGTCAGGTATCCCCTCCATGTATACCGGATCACACAACAGTAACCCATTTCGAAAAAATATAATATGAGGACATACCTTCTTGAACGTTACCAGCGCCTCCGTGGCTACCTTCAATGCTTTTCTAAGCTCGTTCATATACCCTCCAAAATGTCCCGCGCCCGGGCTACTTCATTCCAATTCCGCTCCAATGGTGGCAACTGAAGCTGTGCGCTAAGTATCGATACCGCATCCGCGATAATTTTTGCGGATGAATGGATTCTGAGCCTCCAAAACACCTCGTTGTGAAACCCATGCAACACCTCATCAACCTCATCTAACCGAACGCGGATCGACCGCATATGATTAAATAAATCATCGAGTCGCTTCACTACCTCTGATCGTTCCATTTCACCTCCGTAAATACTGACTATGCCATTACTATGCTAAACCCTACCCTAACTATACGATCCTAACTCTACATTTCCATTACTAAACCCCACTATGCTAAACCCTACCCCAACCAAACCCGACTCCACTATACCCTAACTTTACCATTCAATACTCTACTGTACCCTAACCAACACATAGCTACACAACGCTATACTATCACATCGCAATACCCAACCAAGCCAAACCAAACCAATACCCCACATTACCTTGCCAAACCATCACCAGACAATCCGTTACCATACCGGGACTCTGCATAACTATACCTATACGCTCGTGACTATGCTATACCTTACCTATACTTTACAATGCTATACCTATACTTGACCTTGACTTTACTAAGCATTACCTCACAATACCAATACTTAACTTTAAGTTGCTCAACCAGCACAACACAAAACAACACCTTTGCTTGACCCAACGATACTGCACATTGCCAAACCAGCACAATGCGTTACTATAACAGTACTATACTATACCTTACCCCCACGCAGCATTGCAATACCTTACCTTGCCTCAACAGCGCAATACTTAACCAAGCAGAAACCCCACGCCACAATTCAATAGTATGCCCCCACAACGCATCACAAAACTCTAACTTACCTCAACTCCACACCACTGTACCTCGCCGCGACTCTACATAATCGTACCACACCATGCAAAACCCATGCAAAACCTAACCATGCAAAACCTACACTATGCCATACTACACTTTACCATTACATCTCTCAACTACACCATATCTAACCATGCCGTTACCATGCTATTCGTAACATTGCTATACCAGAACTGAACAAAACTCGACGAACGGCACCCTTACAATACCCCACCACACAATGCCGCAACTATATCTTACAAGACTATACAACGCCATCACATCACAAAACCTTACCTATACCGCACCCACAACACTCGCTTTGCCCGCACAAAACTAAACACCACTTTACCTATGCCGTACAATCGCAACTACACGTTATCTAGACGATACCGTACCTTACCAAAACTTCACTCAACCCAACCCCACTCCTCTATGCAAATACCGAACTTAACTGCACCGTACCTTACCATTACTTAACGTCACCGTACAATACCATACCTTTACTGGTCCAGACCATACAATACCCTGCCCAACCGCCACATATCATTACTTCACTATACCACTACATTATCTCGCCTAAATACACCTTTACTAAACTGCACGTCCCCATGCCTCCACAACACGTAACATTACTACGCCCTAACATTACCATGCCTTGCCAAGACCTTACGGTACCTAACTATACTTTTACTCAACCTTACAGAAATAAGGTACCATTTATAGAGAAATGGTACCTCGGCAGAACCGCTATTCAATCTAGCTTATATTTGAATCTTCCAAATCCTCCGTTCCGCCACTGTAAAAAACCTCCGTCTTCCGCGTAATTGAGCCATTCTACGACCAGATCGTGCAGAGAGTCTTCTAGGGGTCTTTTCAACGGTCCTCGAACCTCAAAGTCGAATGTTGATCCTGCCGGGATCATTTCAGAATTAGCGATACTCACCCGTTCGCCCTGCGCGGTTTGTCCCCGCAACGGTCGCGATAGGTGACCGATTTTTTCGCCCTTTGGCAGATGTATTATAATCTGCCGGGGGAAAACGAAAATCGTTCGATCGACGGTTTTTTGTATCCCCGCCTTTGACACCTTCTCTTTGGTATTCAAAAATGCCTTTCTGCTCAACGTCCCCTCGAGCATGGCGCAGGCCGCAGCCGCGCCCTTAAAATGCCCCCGAATCTGGTAATCCCAGATGATCGGTTGACCTTTTTCGTTTCTGGGGAAAACGGTCATCGTTTTTTCGATTACCTTTTCCGCTCCAATCGCCGCTACCTCCTCCTCGAGGCTCTGCGCATCGGGAGCTTTAGAAGCGATAAACTCCCGATGTATGTCGGGGCTGCCTGACGCGGAACCTAAAAGAGGTTCAATCAGCGTTGCCTGAACAAACATTCCCTTTTTCATGCAAACTCCTTCTGTAGGTGAGAGGAAATTAGAGTGAAGGGCTGGCAGTACCGTACCGGTTTCCCCGGTCCCCCACCCTGGCCGGTTACGTCCGGGTGTGTGGGTGCTCCCGCTGCCCCTTGACACTCTAAATATTTTTGCTATTCAATTTCTTTCCTTTTATGAAAGCAACAACGAGGATCGTTGCAAGAGCAATTTATGTCGGCGATTATCTTTTCAATTTCCTTTGGATCGGTAGTCTCAGCGCCGACCGGCTCGTCCGGCCCCGGTAGATCGCATTCCTCGAGGTCGATCGGCGATATACCGAAAACCTTTCGGGGGAATTTAATTTGATTGTATTCCCCCGTGACGGCAACGGTCACCGTTCCATCCTCATTATAGGAATATATTATAACCCGATGTCCGGTTGTTTTTAGGAGATACAGCCTATCCGGAGGTAATAGTTTACCCAAATAGCGTATTATCTGCGGACGAGTTGATAGCCAATTTTCAAAATCCTGTGTGTCGATATCTCTAATTTTTGCCATTGAATTCCTCGCTAGTGTATGTGTGCCTTTTCGATCGATGATAAATTATCTTCCAAACCACACGCATTGCAGCGCATGGAACAAATGGATTGAGTTAATTCCTCGTCGGAGGACTCGACCGTGCCTATTTTATGGCAAAATCGGGACTCTCCCGCCAAAACGTTTCCATGAGCATCAATGGAGGGGGTGCAGAAATAACCCTTTTTCCGCAAAAACGCCAATGTCGCCGTAAATGACCGCAACGAGTTGCAAATAGATCGTAAATTAAAGCAAAACGGTGACCGGCGAGACGCCGGAAGACGATTGTTTTTTGCCCGTCCTATCGGCGCAATCGTTGAAATGGTATTACAATATTGTATTTGCGGATGTATTATTTCCGCAATTTTTTTTGAATAATACCGATGATCGGCTGAAACCTGAATTACGATCGCTTGCTTTTTAGCAATTTTCAGCAGCGGGTGTTTTTGCTCTTTTAAAAACATTCCGTTCGAACAAATGGTAACAAACCAATCGCTCAACAGGTTTAGAAAATCATATAGCTGCGGATGCTCCGTTGGTTCCCCTCCGCTCAATAGTATCGTGCGCGATAGGGGATATTTGTTCATGCGTTCGATAAATTTAATCGTTTGCCTGAAAACCTCCATGTCCATGTGCTCACCGCGTGGCATCGCATCCTCCATGCAGTGCGGGCAACCCATGGTGCATTGCGTTGTCACTTTAACCAGCATCGGATTCACTATCCTTTTCATCGGGCAATTCAATCGTTTCGCAGGGAATATCCACTACAATTAGCTTGGGTTCCCCACCTCCCCACCGCTCGGCAATTGGATTTTCGGTTTCAGTCCATAGGTTTCGTTCTTTTAGTTCGGTCATCCATACTGAAACCGGCGGTCCTTCCGGAAACCAATTCTGGTCCACGCCCAAGAAAACCGTGGAGACAACGATTTTCCTGATTTTAGTTTTTGCAACATGAATTTTGTTTTTTGCCCGAAAGTTGACCCACTCGAGAGGGTCATCGACCGGCGTCGGATTATGGTTGGCGTCAAGAATGTAGAAAAGCGGCCTCATGGTCATGACTTACTTACCTGTAGCACCGCTCCGTTGATTCGCATTGATTTGTGAGAGTTTGCCAAAATTTCACAATCGTGCCAAAATATTTTACATCTGGCATTATAATACTCAGTTTCCCTTTCTAGCTCGATCCGTTTTGCACATATCGCATCCGCCATGCGCGTTAAATTTGCGTGTTCTTCCGCCAGGGGTTTCGGCAAAATACAAAAATTTTCGTACTCCGTCGCCTCCTTCGCCTCCTCTGTTTTCTTGACTATTTCACTAGCAAGAAAATGGAGTATTTCATCTAGGTTTTCCATTTTGCCCCTCTTTGAGTATTTGGGCGCGGTAGGGATAAGCACGCTGTGCGTGCTAGCGGCCCTTTCGGGTGCGCAAACCGCGCCCATAGATGGATAGTATTCATAGTAGGAGGCTCCTTCGGCCTTTTCTCAATAAATAATAAAATACCATCAAAAAATAAATAATTCAAGATAAAAAAAATAGGTATTGACTATTATTTCAAATTAAATTATTATTAATGTGGATAACTTGTGAATAACTTGTGGATAACCATCATTTAACCTATCGCTGCAAAAATGGTGCCTCTCATCTAAAAGAGGGGACGCAGGTGGATGGAAATATTGTGGCGTTCATAGGGAAAAACACGATCGTCGTGCGGTGCGGCGATCGAAAATGTCGAGCGTGGAATGTTCTAAAATTCCAATTACCCGGCATCGATCTCGATCTGCGGCAGGCAGGGGTAACGCAAACGGTAATTGCTGATCCAAATATTGTATTCAAAAGCGCTCGGGCACCCGTGATTATCGACGAGGGGCAATAATGGCTGATATGACGGAATCGGCCCGGATAATTTCCGATTTTGAGGCTGCTGTTAAGGCGCATCAGGCCGATTTGACGCGGGCGTGGGAGGTTTGGGAGGCTTATTTCGCGGTATCCGGTGGTCAGTGGGAGAAATCGAAACGGGAGGATTTGCGGCAACAGGCCCGGCATCCCTGGCAATTCGACGTTCTCGGGCCGAAATTGGATACCCTGGCCGGTAGTCTATCTGCGGAACTCCCCGATTTTGATTGGTTGCCGGTCGAAGGTAATATCACCCAACCGATCGAGGCATGTCGCGAGCGGTATTACGGCGATAAGGAATTATTTAATTACGATGACGTTTTGCTTCGAACGATCCGCGACGGCTGCGTACATAGCGGCTGGGTGCAACTAAGAGAATCGCAGCGATATCAAAAAACCGGAAATATTGCGTTGGAGGTATGTCGTCCAGGCTATATTATCGCCGATCCGTATTGGGTGACGGACGATGATCGTAATCTAGAATGCCTATATAAGGTATACTATTTCCTTCCCGAACAAATCGCCTTACGATACCCAAAAAAATCAGAAGAAATCCGTCGCGCGATTCGCGATCGGAAGCAACACGGGCAACAATATAATTCGAATATCAATACCGAATCCCGCGACGAACAGCAGCGAATGTATAAATCCGATGTTGGCGATCAATATCGGGTAATTGAAAAATTTTATACGAAAGAAACTGTTAGTGAACGGTTAATCGGCATGAAGGCGGATTTTGCAACCGGCCAAATGTCGGCAATCCCCTTTCCGGTTACGAAGGATCGGGCATTTCTTCAAAATTTTGCGCAAATAAACGGGATCGGATGGGATGACGTTTCGGTTGATGAGTATCGGGAAAAACGGCAGTATGTAAAAACAGTGACCGATTTAGACGACGAAGTTTTACTGGAGGACGGCGAAACCCGCGAACAGGTGAATGGCCTTTCCTTCTTCCATTTTACATGCCAGCGTTTTTCCGGGCATGATAAAGGCATTGCAGAATCGATTTTGGATTGCCAGCGGGTAATTAATGAAAAAGAATCGTATTTGCTCGAGTATATCGCCAAGGCGGGCGGCGGCAGTGAAATTTGGAACGAGGATTTATTTAAAAACCGTGATGCACGGGAACGATTCGTAAAAAACAAAAACAAATTTGGACATGTCGAGTTCGCCGATGTGGATGGAGTGCGGACCCCTCGAATCGCGGTGGAACCGGCTAATGTTCCGAGTGCTGTTTTTTCGGAAATTGCTCGAATGTACAACGAGACGCTGCCACTGGTGAGTCGCGTGTCCGATGCCATGAGTTCGATTAGTCAGAGTGAGGATAGTGGTGTTTTGTATGAACGCAAATACCAGATGAACCGCATTGCAAATGTGATGTATGATAAATTTGTCAAGCAACTGGTAAACAATATTGCTGAAGCCTATTATTATCAATTCCAAATTACCTACGGCGATGTGCAGCAGGATGTAAAAACTCGATTTGGCGGATCGATTACTATTAATAAGAAAGAAATGGTAGCGGGGTCAAAGGTTATTGTTAATGATGTTTCTTCATTGCCACGAGCGAAAGTGGTTGTTTCTGAGGCCAAATCCTCCCCTATTTATATGTTGCGTAAAAAAATGGAGATGATTGAGATTATTAAAGCGGTTCCTCCAAACGACACGTTGCGCCTACAGGCGGCGCTAAAAATGTATTTCGAGAATATTCAAATGGCGGATGAAACACGGGCTGAAATGGAAATGGTTAATCAGCTCGAGATGCAAAAGGCCATGCTGCAACACATGACCGAGATAAGCGGGCTGCAAACACAAATTAAAAATAATCAGGTGCAGAGCACGCAAATGGATGCCATGCTAGCGCAAATGCAGATGCAAATGCAGGGACAGGGGCAGGGGCAGATGCAGGGGCAACCGGTATCCGCGCCCCAGGTCGAACAGCCGCAAATCGAGCAATTGCAACAGCCCGAGTTTGCGCAGCCCGAGCAATCGCGCATGGAAATGGCAATGCAATGATAATTTTTTTTTCATACCTATTCACTCGCCGAGGCGGAAGTAAACCCCCGCAGAGCGGTAACTATCGGAGTACGTAATGGCTGAAGAGCTACGGTACGAATCAGAAACGGCGAAAGCCGATGCGATTTCTAAATTTGACGAGTCAGCGGGCAATCCCGGCGATCTCGATCGAATCATGAATGCGCCAGTTGGTCCGGCGGTTTCCGCCGAGGCGGACATAACACCCCCGCAAAGCGGAACCGAAGGGAAACCGACCGGTGAGGCGGACGTAAAATCCCCGCAAACCGGCGTGATTACCGATCCGGAATCATGGGCGAAAGGGAAGGGATACGCTTCATTTGCCGAAGCGCGGAAAGCGTTTGATGAAAAGGAGGCGTTATTAAAACGTCAACAACAGTTCATCCAGGACAAAATCAGCGCTCCGCCGCCAACGCAATCGGTAGATTACGAAAAACTACTACGGCGCAATCAGGAGTTGGAGCAATTAATTGCCGCTCAGAAACCGCCGCAAGGTGCCCCTCCCGGCCAAACAGCGCAAAAGCAAATACAGGTTACGGAAAATAAAATCGGAACGATTAAACAGGCGCTTGCCGCTAATTTGCAAAAAAAACGGGCATTGATCGCCCAGGTTCGCGAAGACCCGTCGCTACAATTAGACCCTGCGTTCATGGGTAAAAACAATGAGGTCGAGGAAGAAAAATTCAACCTCGATATGCAACTAGTTGAAGAGATGGGTTCGCTCCGTGAGTTGTACGACCAAAACTCAAAACAACTGACGGAATATAAAGAACGGGGCGAAAAGGTCGTAGAAAATGAGCGGCGCAAGCAGCTTTATGAAGCCGAAATGGACGAAATAGATAGTTTCGTCGGCAATAAAGCGCATCCGGAATTTGCCTTTTCCGAAGGCAAGGATTCTCGAACGGTGGAGGTTGAATACGTGGCGTGGGCGAATAAGGTCGCTAGCGCGCTGTACGGCTCTGCCGTTAATATGGTTCGATCCGAAAAGGACCGCGAAGCGGTTGCGTATGCGCTAGATAAACTGAGTCAAAAAGACCCGGAAATAATTAACGCCTGCACCGCTGCCGGAATACCGGTTGAACCGACCGAGGATATCCGGAAATACCTTGATGTATGTGAACTTTTGGATCATCGGGATGGTGTCAAGAAAAATCCCATAACAGGCGTGAAAGAGCAACAGTACCGCGTCACGCGAAACCAGCAAACCGGCCAATTTGAAAAAACGCCGGTACGATTTCCATCCATTGAGGATGCGTATGTGCATAGGCTTGCCGTTGACGGTGAATATAATAAACGGATCAAGGATGCCTATACGCGAGGCGGTAAGGATATGTTGGTCGCGTCTCAAAAACGCACGCAAGCCCCGGTTACGCTTGATAACGCCGGTGGGGCGAGCGGGGTAGATGTCGGTCTTGCACTGTCGCCGCAACAGGCCATAGAGACGTTATCGAAAATAGACGAGAGCGAGGCGTTCCGGCGCAAATTGGCCGGTGATCCGAGTTTGTGGAATCAATACGAAAAGGCGATGGAAGTCGTGAATGCCGGAGCGCGGGCAACGTAGTACGGAAATGCACAATGGATGCTAAAGGAAACAATTAGAATATAAATTACCTTTAGCAAGGAGTTTTTATGGGTATCGGTGTACTTGCTCCAACTGCATTGGATGCGAATAGTTTACGAGTAGGTTTTGACAAATCGTTGCGGATGAAGTCGGTTCCGGAGGATATTTATACCGCCCTGTCGGGGCTGTATAAGGCGCAGAGCGAAAGCCGGAGCATTCCAAACGCCATTTACATGACCATCGAAGCCGAAGCGCTTGCGGGGTCGAATAGCGCGGTCGTGACAATGAAGAAGCCGCTTACGGGTGCCGGAGTTTTCGGCAACGCGGTCGCGATCGGAAACGAAGAGCGCCCGATTACGAAATCACTGCGGATGTATCGGAATAACTGCCGGAAAGTGATCACGACTCCGGGATACGGTATTCGCAAACTCGACGCGGACTACCTGAAATTGTATCCGCAGCATATCGAGGATTTGTCCGTCTGGAACAAAGAAGAAGAGGGTTTGGAAATCCGCATGGCGTTTTTGCAGACATGGGGTTATTCCCTTACGTTTGGCGACACCGCCGCGATCTGCGCGCAAAACTGGAATCCGAATATTTTCGTGTGCGGTCTTCCGATGCGGTCATGCAGCCCCGTTTATTCGGCCAACGTCGCGACGTACACGACAAACATCGTGAATACGGTCATTGCGGCGGGCGGCGGCTCGATCCTTCCCACGATCGGGCAAACGCTGAATCAGCCGAACCTGTCGAACCTGTCGAATTTCGCCCTCGAGCGGCGGATTGAACCGCTCAATATCGCGGGCCTTCCGGGCGGCAAGGGATTCGTCGTTACGATTTCGGAGCGTCAGGCCGCGTATATTAGCGATCCCGCGTGGTCGCAGCGCAACCCCGGATCACTGATCCGCCGGGATCAACTGCCCGAAAAAACCGCCAACTGGCCGGGCGTAATCGGGTCGTACAAAGACCTGTTGCTCGTTATCGACGTGCGGCAGCCGACACTAGTGCCGACCGGTTCCAGTGCTCCGTTCGGCCTGTCCGCCGGATATTTGTGGCCGGGCGATATCGATCAGCGGTACCGGGACGACCGGGACGTTTGCGATACGTTTTATCTCCACGGCAAAAACTCGGTATGCAAGTGGGAACCGGAAAAACTGCATCACATCACGCAGGCCGACGATTACGATAATGTAATCGGACATGGCACGGCGAGAGTGTGGGGTCACAGGATTCCCATTTACGATCAGGCGGTCCCGAACATGGGATCGTATGAGTATTGGGGTGGAGTCCTGGGTATTTGCAGACTGCCGGACTACGTATAATCTAAAGTTGTTTTTCAGGCTGGTGACTTGTATGGTCACCAGCTTTTTATGTAAAACCTAACGAAAGGTGTGTTATGCTTTCCGGTTCCGAATTGGCTCTTGATAAGGCACAGATCGAACGATCGACGAATCGCCGCGCGGCTGTTATCGCTAAGGGCGGTTTAATGGGGTATAAATTCATCCGTTTGAAATTAAACAATATTCGGAAACGAAGAGTTTCGGGAGTTGACGTTTTGCGGGCCGTGGAATTCCAAAACAATGAAATGGGTGGAATTATCGATTACCATTTAGAGCTAAGTGGCGGTGATTTGGATTTTGATTATCGGCCCGAGTTTGGCATGTATCTGTGTGACATGCTGGATACCGATCGTAACCGGCAATTTCTGGCGACTCATTTTGAGTATAAATTTTGGGATATTATCGAAAAATTCATATTCGAGGATGTGGAAGCTCGTTATCAAAAAATCAAAGAGGAATTGTTAAACAAACTCCCCGTTGAATCCGATCAAAAAACCGATGCGCAGAAATTTTGGGATGAAGTGCGGGAACACGAGGAAAAGATGCGCCGGATGACCAGAGGAGAAGAATCGCCGACGAAACCGGATGCGCCGAAAACGTTTGAAACGGATACTCCCCCTGATACGCAGGCAACGGCCGCATTAACAGCAACGGTGCAGCCGAAAAAACGAGGTTGGCCCGCCGGGAAACCGCGACCCGCATACAAGCTGACAAATGGAAGGCGGATAGAAATAAAACAAAAATTGAACGCCCCGCAACCAGAGCCGGAGGTTAGCGACGCATTGCGGTTTGCGCCCGCCCCGGAGGCTCACGGTGTAGGGGTTGGAGTGAATGCGCCCTAATGGCTACCACGAGTGAACTATTGACGATTTTGCAGGAGCAATTCAAAGGCTGGAACGTTGACGGTCCTCGAGGGCTCCTGCATTATCTGAATACCGCCCATCGCATTTTACGGCAATCCGATGCCGAACAAATGGTATACATTGACGAAGCAACCGGCAAGCTCCCCTATCTGACGACTGTTGCCGGAACGTACAGTTATTCATTGCCGGATAATTGCTGGAAGTTGTCAGGAGTGTTTGTCGAGCAGGGTGTAAGCTCGGAACTATTGGACCCGTATGGTTCGACGGATTACGGGTTTCGGGTTTCCGTCTCTGGCAAGGTCGAATGGCATACGTTTTCGGGCACTATCTACCGGCGGGTACTGCTCGTGCGTTCATGGCCCTGCACTGAAACAACGAACGCCCGTCTTGTGTTTATGGGCGATCCTGGCGATTCGACGGCGGTGTATAATATCCGATATTTCAAAAAAGCGACCGATATCGTTTCGGATTCGATTCAAATCGATATCGAACCGCCGCACGATGAAACGATACTCATACCGGCGGTTTGCAAACTCATTGAGGGGGTGCAACACGGAAATTACCTCGAAGCGAGAAAGGAAATTTTGACGGTCTGGAAACCGCTGTATTGGAAAGAAATGAACGGCGGAGAACAGGGATTGGATACGGACACCGACGATCGGGGTTACTAGTGATCCATTATACAATCGGTGTGGGCGGAGATTACGCTGATTTTAATTCTGCGGTAAATGCACTGGCCGCTATTTTATGGCCTGGATTAACGGATGATTACGAATTTGAGGTTATTTCGAATCTAACCAATTCAACCGCATATTCCGGTGGTGTTGTTTATTTAAATTATCACACAGTAAAATTTTACTCCTCGGTGCCACATCTCGGCAATCCATTAAAAGGCAATATAATTACTTGTACACGAACGGCTACTATTGCAACAGCACAATCGGTCGAAGGGCGGGGAACGCTGATTTTTGAAGATTTGTATTTTAAAGCTAATCCGGGTTTTGGTTCGGAACTTGTTAGAATTCAAGTTGCCATGGAATTCTTTGAGTATATTCAATGGAAAACAAGGAAGACTGTAATTAAAAATTGCATGTTTGATGGGAATGGAACAGCGCAGATATCTTTAAAATGCGCAAGTGCGGAATATTCGCTCTGGGAGTTGTCTAATTTGAAAATTTGGGGGCATCAATTTTGGGGATTAAATTTTGGATATTCAGGAATTCTTGTTAATCCTGGAGAAACATCAAAATTTATTGAAAACGTAATAATTTTTAATGATGTCAATGGTTCGGTCGGAATGTTAAGTAACGGTCTAGGGGATTCGGGGGGTGACGATACCTATTATAAAAATGTAATTTCGTGCCGAAACGGGGCAACCGGATCGGATTGGTTTACAGGGATGCAGGCTGCGCGTTGTATAGTTGATAATTGCGCTTCATCCGATGCAACATGCCCGGTAACGTTCGGCTCGAATAACCTACGCAACATAGTAACCGTTAATGAATTTGAATCACTCGACGATACCAATCCGAATTTCCTTAAACTGAATAACGGGCAACTTGTCGCCGATCCTATTGCCGAACCCGATCGCGGAGTTAAACCGCTTCGGGTTCGATTTACCGGCAATATCGATTACGTATGGCCGTCCGGACAAATATATAATGCCGGAACAATCCCCGCTCTAACTATAAACGATATCGCCGGAGCACAGTACGGTAGATACGGTTATTATCCCATTGGTTGCCATAATGCGGAGATAGTCTACTAATGGGCCGCAAAAACTATCTCCCTGGATCAAATGAATCCGATCGGAAAATGATCGAATTCAATCAAAATTCATTTGCCAGCGGTTTGATCCAGGATTTCCCCGCCTCACAAATCCCCGATAATGCAATTGCGGAAGGTAAAAACGTAGTAGTTTATCCGAAAGAAATCCAGGGGCGGCTTGGAACCACGCTGTATTCTACGGTTGAATTACCTCCCCTTACCGGCAAAACCGGATTGGTTGCAATTAAAACCGGTTACATCATAACGTGTACGAGTAATATTTTTACCGACGATGACGTAGGCAATTACTGGGTGTGGCCCGGCACCGAAACAACCCATGAAGAAATCATTCGCTATATAAACGGCACGCATGTCGAAGTCGCGACTAGTGGCGACCGCGTTTTGACTACCGGTTGTTATATGCGCGGCAAGGTAAATTTATGGAAATTTCATTCCGTTCAAAATGTATGGTTATTTTTGCTCGGTACCGAATTTTGGATTGCCGATCGCGATATCACCTCATTTACGCTGGTGCCCGTTATTTCCCTTGGTTATACGCCGTTTAGTAGTGTAAGTCAAGCCGAAGAGTTTGATAATCAATCATGGATAGTATTTAATAGCGCGGGTCATTGGCACATAACGTTTTATCAAAACATGTGGCTGGCGTGGAAGAGAAACATTCCAATTCCAAATATCTATATTCCGGAGATTACCGGCAGCGGGTCGTATGAATATGGGTATATTTATTCGGTTGCACGGCTTACGGAAATGGGTATTTTCATTGATCGTCTAACACCCTCAAAAATCGAACTTGAAACGGGGACGAATACCTGGAACGATAAATACGAGGATTGGAGCGATATAAACGTTTCAGCGCCAATCTCCGCCAGTTCCGGTCAGGTAATCGGGCCGTTATTTCTTCCGATAATCAGTGGCCCGGATGATATCGAATATCAACATCACCTAACACATTATCCAATTTATCGTACATGCGACAAAATTAATAAATACCAATCGGGACAATATGAAGCGGTTTTAAATAACCCGCAACGGTTTGTTTGGGCGAAGGATTTGCGCATTTGCGGGGCGATGTTTGCCCGTAAATATAACGGCCATATCTTATGCCGGTACGGGCAATTCGAAGAGGCGGATATCGGCAGCGTTGTGCAGTGGGAAAACGGCGATCGTGATACTATAATAGATTACATCGCGCCGGATGACGTGGTTATCGATCATGTAATGTATTACGATATCGATACCGACTATATGGCCTGCGCAATTGGAAATGGTCAGGTTGTTCGGGCATCGCAAAGCGGCACGACGGTAACGCGCACGCACGGGAATACCTTTAGCGCGAACGATGTGGGCGAAACGATTACGTGGTCTACCGGATACCGATCGTATATAGCTGCATACATTTCCGCTAACGAGGTGACGGTATACGACGATAACGATCGCGTATCGCAGGGGTGTACATTTCGGCCTACTCACCGTCATTATTATGATATTGTGGATGATGATACGCTGAAAGCGCGAATTCGTGATTTATCGTGCCGCAACAGGTTTTTGCAGCCTATGCCTGAAGTAAATGACGGTATTGTCGTACCGGGGTTTGTAATTACTGCACGGCGTGGCGAAAAAGACGTTTATTATTGTGCGTGGGAAAATTATCATGAATATTTGGCAAGTTTTTATAATCCTGCCTACCAGTTAAGTTCGGCTATTAAAGACCCGATTCAAAAACTGTTAAAACATCCGAATCGATTTACGGCGTTGTGCCAGAACAACAAAACATGGTTTGGACCAATAAATCTTTCCGAAGAGGTTGTTCTGGAAGAAGTAAACGTTATCGTGCCGCTATTGAGCGGTATCGATGTCCTGGACGCTGCCGTGGGATGTTTTGATTTTGGTTCAATACAGGAAATTGATAACGGAATGTATGTAATGCTTACTTCGGAACCGAGTGGCGTTGGATTGCGGCGTTTTAATGGCATGAGTTTTGGTCCGAACGAATTGGAGATTCCTAAATTCGGACATACCACGATTCAAACGTTATTGGAAAAGTTGCAGAAGGCTACCGCCTCAATCTACGATGCCATTGCGGGGTATATCGTGTGGGGAAGGGATAAGTAATGCAATACATACAATCCGTACTATGGGAATTTGGTGATGGCCGTACCAGTACGGAGCTTAATCCTGTACACACGTATGCAATGCCAGGGCGGTACAAATGGTGGTTAATCGTTACCGATCTTTTCGGCAATACAATAATTACGTTTGGACTAATTCGCGTTTATGATTGGGATTATTCCGCAGCCGATTCCCTGCATGTCGCCGATACGGATAAGTGCTATCGTTTTGCGATGGCCCCTAATCAGGGGGTTGGCGCGGCAGTATGGCATGGGGATCAATGGCTATGGCCGACGGCGTACACCGGTACGTGTAAGGGGTTTGACGCGGGCGGAAATACGCTGAGCTTGGTTTTGAATAATGGCAATGGCCGGTTTTATCGAATTGGTGTAAAGGATGTTTGGCAGGATCGGGTAGGCGCGTATGGCGGCAGCGATATCCCATGCTCCTTTAAATTAAAGGAACATGTCGCGCCTCCGGGTGAGTATCAGGAAATCGAGCATATCGAATCCCATATACACATGCGCCCCTTTTGGGAGAAAAATCGATCCGAATCCGGTTTTACTTCAGAAGGGTTTTTGTCGAATTACGCGCTTGGTTTGCAGATGTATGAAAATGGCGAACCGACAACGCCAAGCGCGAAGCTGCAACAAGTACCCCGGTATGGCGATTATGTTATGCGTGAGCGCGTGGAGGCTCGCCGCCTACAACTCGAGGTGTTGATAGACGTTTCTTCGTGGCGTTGCATCATGGCGCAGCAGCGCATGGTTGGTATTGATAAGGCAGCGGGACCGGATTTTGATTATCCAAGCGAAACAAATTGGCAATATGAATTTCGTACGCCGGATTTGTGGTTATCGCGTGATAGTGCCCGCCCCACGCTGAACAGGGCAACCGGTAGCAATTTTAGCGGCACCCATGACGTTTTTGGAATCGGACCGGACGGGTATTCGAATACGGCATTAAATTTTGCTGTTGGGCAAGGGCTATTTGCCACGGGATGCGCGTTGCTTGCGAGTGATTTTACCCTCAGTTTGTGGGTTGGCAATATCGGGCCAACGCCAATTACCCTGTGGCGAATGGATGTCAGTGACGGCAATACATTGACGATACGTTTAGTGTTAATCGGCGCAACGTATGCAATCCAATGGAACGACGGAACAACCGGCGACACGCGGACGCTTTCGTGGAATGGCGTCGGATGGGTGCATATCGCGGTAGAGCGTAATGGGGTGACGTTACGGGTATTTGAAAATGGAGTGCAGCTTAGCGCTACGCCTATGATTGACGCGACGCTTGGGTATGGCGGCACCGTTTATTTCGCTGAAAACTCAATTTGCACGATATTTGACGTGAGGCGCGTTGCTCGAGCGATAAGCGCGGCGGCGCTCGCATATTATTATGACGATGTTGTAAACAATAACGGCAACGGCGGCCTGTTACCAATACGCCGATAGGAGGATGTATGCCTGTTTTTGAAAGAACGGTTAATTTTTTTACCGCACTTGGCATTGAAGGTATTCAGGCTGTCGAATACAATAAAAACATGTATGCGTTCGGCGGATTTAATGGAGCGGTATATAGCGGAGCTACATTTTTTTCACCGAACGGCCAAGATGTAAGTGTAGTCAACGCAAATAACGATGCCACTTCATTTACCGCCCGCGCCCATCATCGCGGTGTAGTTCATGATGGAAGAATCGCGCTTGTGGGTGGCTACAACGGAGTGGCGGCGTTTTCCGATGTGTGGCTGTACGACAACGGATGGACGCGGGTATGCACCAATTTTGGAAGGGCATTATTCGGGCATGCGTTATACTCATACGACAATCGGCTTTTCGTGGTCGGCGGAACCGATGGCACGAATGAATATGGCGAATGTTGGGCGTCGTATGACGGTACGAATTGGCGGCAACTCGTGTCGGGATATTCTCTTTTACAGCGGGCGTTTGCCGGATATTGCGTATACGACAATAAAATGTGGTTAATCGGAGGGTGGGACGGAGCGGCGGCGATTAGTGACTGCTATTGCTCCGTCAACGGTATCACCTGGGAACGGCAGGAGCTTCCCGCAGATTTTCCCGCGCTTTTGGGTCATACGGTTACGGTTTTCGATAATAAAATGGTATTGATTGGCGGCGGCACCGCGTATTCGCAACGCGCAATTAGCGGTGTCGGCGGCAATTTGTGGTATTCGTTCCATGGTGCCGAATGGATCAGGGGCGCGGATGATTTGGAGTTTTCACGGGCGTTTCATGCCGCATTCGCGTATACCGATAAACAGCGTCTTGTTGTTTCGTGCGGAACCGACGGGACTAATCGGTATGCCGATATCTGGCAAACTCGAGGTTGTGAATTTTTAACTAGGGCGTGGTAATGCAAAATATTCCGTTATCGTTTGATCCATCGAGCAAGGATCAAGCGCGGATTAACCGGGAATTAACGGAGGTTATCCGTCAGTTGTGGAAGCGAATGGTTTCGGTCGAAAAGCAATTAGGTGAAGCTATCGCAACTATTAAGAAATTAAATATTACGAAAGAGGACCGCTAAAGGAGGCTTTATGGGTGGATTGAATGCCGAATTTCCGTCACAGGTAAAAATTCGCATTGAGGATAAGTGGCTGGATGACTACAGGGATGTTGATAACGCTTGTGTAGATGTGCGCGATCTGGATTCAACGAATGTCGGCAGGCGAATGAGGCCGCGCGGAATTTTAATCGGATTGAACCGGGTCGATGCGACGGCGACCACCGCGACGGTTAAGGGTGTTCTGTGGGATGAGAATAAGGCGCAGGCGGACACTTTTACGCTGGCGATCGGTGTCGTTCATCCGCTGGCATTTAGATTCATTTATGCAAACGGCACAACCGGACGTTGGATTAAGGTGCTTGGTTAATTAATAGAGGATACACTATGAATACAGTTAGTCCGCTAAAGGCATTTGTCGATAAAATGCGGCAAAAAAACACGGTTCCGGTAAATGGCGCAATGCCAAAAAACCTGTATGCCACGCCGATTTATTCGCGGTATGTTGGCAATACGGGGATGGGGAATGACGGTGCCGTGCAGCCCCAAAATCCGGCCGCGATGATGAATACCGCCCAGGGGCCGCGCGTGTTGCATGAAGGTGAAGATCTTTATCAACAGCAATCCGGCGCGGTAAACGTTGTGCCAGCGGAAGCCTCCATAACGCCCGTTAATGGTGCCATGGCCCGTGCCGTCAGTGGTTTGCCTGGATACGCTATGGGGGGGACGGGGATTCTTCCTGTACCGAGGGCGCTGAAGGGACCACCTTCAATTACCGCTCCAAAACCAGCGGAACAGCCGTTGCAATTTGCGCCTACCGGAGGCACTCCGCCGCAAGTGACAAAACCGCAACCGACGGATACGCCACTACAATTTGCCCCACCTTCATCGGGGATTACAAAGCCGACGCCGACGTATGAGCCGTTGCAACTTGCGCCAACTACCGGACTAGAGCCGGTATCTACTCCCCCGCAAGTGAAAAAGGAAGAGCCGCCAATAGAGGCGCTGCAATTTGCGCCAACTACGCAAACTGCGCAGCCGTCACCGTACGAACAATATGGCACGGCACTTGGGAAATTGAGCGGTTATATGGAAGGCGGTTCTCCGGCGTTGAAGGCCATTCAGGATAAATATTTATCTGACCTCAAGGCCACACAAGGGGTATCGCAGCGGATGACCGGGTTTGAATCGGCACAATCAGGAGCCGCCCCGGAAGTGGCAGCGGCGCGGCAGGCTATGGGCCGGGCGGTATCGGGTGCGCAATTATCCGAAGCGGAATCACAAATGGCTGCGAACGAAATGCAGCAGATGGAACAAGCGGCGAAGGATGTTGCGTCTATTGGTTTGGCGGGCGCTCAGTATGAAACCGGCAAGGAGCAATGGGAAAAAACGTTTGGGCAGACACAGCAGCAAATTGATTATACGCAAGGAATGGAAACAATAAAAACATTGATGGCCGCTGATCCAGGGATGGGACCGGAAACCATTAAATCGATAAACGATATTGCCAAAAAGTTTGGATTTACGTTTGATGCAAAATCTTTAACTACCGCCGGAAATTCCACAAAGTTTGCAATCGGAATGGATCTTATAACCAAGGGTGTTGCGTCCGGCATGACGGCGGCGGAAATTAAAGGCTCTCTGACCGCAATGGGGGTATTGGATGTGATGGAAGCCGCGTTTCCTAACGGCGGTATTGACGCGATGGTTGGAAAAATGTCAACCAATGCAATAGATAAAGAGTGGGCTGATATTGAATCATCTCAAATGTTTAAAGGGTTAAGTGATACCGTGCAAAAACAATATAAAACCGTATGGACCGTAATGAAGCTCGGTGGCGGCACGGATTTAATTTCAATTGACGAAAACGGCAATATTGTATTTCATCTTGATAAATTGCCGGGCAACAAATCGGGAGAAACGTTACCTCCGGAACAAGGGCCGGGTTCCGCCGTAGGCGACCTATATATTGGTTCGGATGGTAAGATTTATAAAAACGAAGGTAAGGGCAAAAAAGGTGGTTTAATTGATCCGGCAGGGTTGACCAAAAAAGACCTTGTTGGAAAAACCTCCGATGACCCTGTAGTGCAAAATGTCATGAAGAATATGGATTTGACATCTAATCCAAAATCGCTATGGGGTACCGGGGATGCAATCATGGGAACCGGGAAGCTCATAAAGATAAAAGACCCGGCCGACCCTACCAAGGAAATACTGGTTACGTATGATAGTAATTACAGCAAAAAAACAGGTAAAAGTTTAAAGGACATTTCCCTTTGGGATGCTGCCAAGGGGGCTGTCAAGGGTGCTGTCAAGGGGGCGATTGCAGGTGGTCCGAGTGGGGGCGCGGCCGGAGCAATTGGTGGTGGATTGGGTGGGGTGTATAATACCATAAAAGAGCCTGGTAGCGTAGGCGTAATGGTCTTTACAACACTTGATGGTCGCAAAATAGAAATTGAAGCTGGATAGGAGTATTATTATGGGAGTAGAAACAGCGGCATTAATGGGCGGTAATATTTTGGGGTCGTTAATCGAAGGTGGGGTAAATCTTTACATTTTCGAACAGCAGAAAAAAATGGCGGGGGAGCAGAATCGGATGCTGGGCCGTCAGTACGAACAGGAGCGCACAGACAGGCTGGCAAGTGAACGCTGGCAACAGAATTTTGCGAAGGACCAGCAGGCATTTACCGAGCATCAACAGAATTTAGCTAACATGCGTTCCTGGGCGAAAGATTTCGAAAACACAGTCAACCGGAACCAGGAATTGAAAAATAATCTGGTTGCAATTTGGAATAAATCGAGGAGTGGGTAATATGCCGCAGCAAATCGTACAGGTTGATTATTCTCCGTTGCAGGCCGCTGGCCGGGCTTTTGGGCAAATTCCCGGACAAATCGCGTCGGGCATCGCGCAATATGAAAAGTCGGGCAAAATAAATGCCCGCAATCAACAGTTGTATAACGAGGCGGTTAATTTCTTTAATCGTGCCGGTGTTGATTATGACCCGGAATCGTTGCGGCCACAACCCGGAGAAGAAAATTACGAGGAACGGGCGAAAAAAGCTACTGTTCCCGTGGTGGGGCAATTGGCCGCGCGAGGGGTTGATGTAAAAGCGCTTGTTGATAAACTCAAAGCGCCTACTATCGCGTGGGATCAAATCGATTTGCTTCTGAAAACTCAGGCGGGACAAAAACGGCAGGAAGCGATTACGACGGCCACGGGCGCGGCACTGGGGCCGGGCCGAGCCATGAGTGAAGCGGAAGTTGGAGCCATGGGCATTTCAAAATTACCGGCGGAACAGTATGCGGCAATGCTTACTGAACCGGCAACTTTTGGCCGCGTGTTTGGCCGTCCCGCCCCTAAAACCGAGTCTGAATTTTACGGTCGCGCAGCCGAGGAATTTGGAAAATTACCCGACGTTTCAGCGGAAGATATCGCGGCGAATCCTTCGTTTGCCTTGGCGCAAAAACAATTTGGCGCGAGAACCGAAGAATCGAAATACGCTGCGGCGCAGGATGAAAAAACCCGGCAAATGCGCCTAAAGATGGCAATGGATATTTGGGATAAAGTCAAGGCAGGCAATAAAGTTTATAAAGCCGGAACCCTGGTTGATAAGCCCGAGTTTTACGATATTTTCGAAAACCCCGAAGTGTATTCAGTTGAAACCGGTGTCGCCCCACGTGCTCCTGGTGGGCGTGGAACCGATAGGGATCGAATTCCGGCATCACTCGAACAGGCTAACAGGGCTGAAACGCAGCTTAATCAGTTGCGTAGCGGTCGCGATATGCTCGGAAATAAAATCCCCTATAACGAAGATGAGTACCGCGCAAAACAGAATGAAGTTGCAATGTGGAAGTTGGCTGGCGATCTAGAGGTGAGAGATAAAACGTTTGACGAAGCCTACACCATGGCAACCCGTGCGATTGATATAAATATGGTTATCGATGAAGCAAAGCCAAACGAACCGGTCGTTTATGATGAAAGTGGAAAAGTACAGGGGTTGAACTGGGCTAACGCAAAGGTCCGCCAAGGTTTAATTGCGGCCGTTTTGGCCGGTGGTACTGCTGCCGATGTTTTGTCAACCATGCGTAAATTGCGAGGGTTGAATCCGCCGCGATTAGTTGCCCCTTAAACCCAGGCGATAAAAATAATTATGGATTATTTAACTGATCTCGAAAAACAAATTGCGCAGTCGATGGGTTACGCTCCGGAATCGGGTGAATCAACGCCCGAACCGTCCATACAAGAACCGGGTAAGAAATTTACATTTACACCGGGTGTATTAAAGTGGGAAAATACGATCAATCAACATTTGCAGCAACAGCCAAATGTAGATTCCGATCTCGTAAAAGCGGTGATGCAACAGGAGTCGGGTGGACAAAACGTGACCTCGCACGCGGGTGCGCATGGGCCTATGCAGCTAATGCCCGCTACCGCAAAGCGGCTCGGTGTTGATATAAATAATCCGGAAGAAAACGTCAAAGGGGGCATTTCCGAGCTATCGCAACTTTTAAAAGAATTCGGTGGTGATAAACGCAAGGCCCTTGCTGCGTACAACTGGGGCGGCGCTCGTAAGGCATTTAAAGAACATCCGAACGATTGGGAAAATTATTTACCCGAAGAAACAAGTGGTTATTTACAAAAAATCGGCGCAATGGTTAGTCTTGGGAAGCCCCAAAACATTGAAGAAATTATCGCCCGCTCAATGGGTCTTGAGTTGCCGAAGGAAGAAGGAGCGGCGGCACCGGTTACGCCCGAAACCGATTCTGGATTTCAGCAATATTTGCAAAAGTACGGTGTGAAAGATTTTGGTGATCCTCGCAGTCATTACGATTATTATGCCGCGTATAAAGCCGGTGCGATTCCGCAAAAGTGGTCTGAAGCACCCGCAGCGGATCGACAAGAAGATGTGGCACAGGGTCGATTTGCCCCTGGTGGAGATATGCAGGGGGCTTCTCCGGATCAATACATGTGGCCTGATGAGTATAAACTACAAGGGCATCCAATACCGCCCCGTGCCCCCGATCAAATAAATATAACACAACCGAAAGCTCCAAAAATACCCGAGCGCATTCCGCTTGATTTCACCAATTACGGGAAAGACCCTTCCGAAATAAAGCCTCCGATGCCGGACGTTACCACGGAGGAGGGGTTACGGCAAAGCGTAAAAGAGGCCGGTCCGATTGATGCTTTTTTTGCGGAAATGGGTCATGCCATGTCGTTCGCAAGTGATACGGACGCCGATAAAATCAGGCAAGAGCTATTTCCAGCTTCAGCAACGGTAGGCACGGGTGTTGGGATGGTTGCCCCCGCGTTGATCCCAGGTGGTGTATTTACAAAACTGGCAAAATTGCGTAAGATCGCCCAGGTTATCGGTAAATACGGCAAGGCGGGTAAAGCGGCTTTTGATGCGATGAGTCGTATGTCGATAACAGGCGGTGATTATGCGGTTCGAAATCGAGACGCGCTTTTTTCGAATGATCCTGCGGTGCGCGAAAAGGCCATCAAGGGGCTAGTTGCCGCCCTGGCCGCTTCCGGTGCCTCTGTAGCGCCGGAAATTTTAAAAAGCGGATGGTGGCAACCGATTTTGCAGGGGCTTACCGCTGGCGCTACAAACGTCGCCGCGCAAAAGGTAACAGGGGAAGACCCTTTATCTACGGAAGCGGCAGCGAGTACAATTTTTCAGACGGTTTTGTCTGGTGTGTTTGGGCTAGGGATGGCGAAATCTGGCAAGCCAAGCATTAAAAAAGGCGAGGGCGAAGCGTCGATAATTCCCGAAAAGTGGGAAGGGGCGGCAACGCCGGAGGAGATGGGGGCGCGGCAACGTGGGGTTACCGAAGCATCTGTAAAACAGCAGAACGAGCAATTTCAACAAGAGGCGCAGCAGCGATTTGCGAAAGAAGAAGAAAGTGCGGCGGAAATAGCGCAAAGGGTTAAGGGTATTGAAGAGCAACAACGACAGAGGATGAGGGAAACCTTTTCGTTGTCAGAGGGTCGAGAGGCACGACGAGCGACCGTTGAAGAGGGCATGTATTCGGCTCCGCCTTCCGAAGAGCAGGTTTTAGTTAATCAGATTAAAGAAAAATACGGTGATGCTCGACCGACAAAAAACCAGGTGATGCAGGATTTTGGAGTAGGAAAGCGCGAAGAAGCGGCAGCGCTAATAAATAAAGCGTATGGTTTACCACAACAACCAGAAGGAGGCTTAAATGTACAGCAAGAAGAAAAAGGGCGGATGCAAATAGCTGATGTTCCACGTGAACAAACAGTATCGGAGCCGCCGAAACCGGCGGCTCTTGCTACCCCTGAACCGCAACCAATGGTGAGTGGAGTTGAGGGCAAAAATATAACTGTAGAAAATCCTGATCCGCTTCTTGGGGAATTGGGTTTTACAAAATCAAATAAAAGTATTGATTTTGATAATGTAGATAAAGATTTATCGACGGGAACAATTTCTGATGGATCAATTGCCGTAGTAGATTTAACCAATTTAGGGAAACTCAATAAGGCCGTTGGGCATGATGAAGCGGATAAAATCATTAAAGAGGTTGTATCAATATTGAATAAACATATCGATCCGCTTGGTTCGCCAACAACGCAAATTCGTAAAAATAGGACCGGCGGCGACGAGCTGACTATTATCGCTCGTAATATTGCTCCCGACAAGTTGGATAATGTCCTCTATGCCGCTAGAGATGAAATCGATGCTTTTGTTGCAAATAAAGAAATCGATTTTCATGGAAGAAAAATAAGGCTATCGCAACTTGGGCATGCCAAGGAAGACGATTTGGTTACCGGATCAATGACTATCGATCCGGGTGTTGCGGGAATTAAAGAATTTGAAAGCGCAAAAGGGGCTGCTATTGTTGCCGATAAGCGGTCATACGCTCATGCGGCAGAGAGAAAAAGGGCGGCGGCGCAAAAAAGTCTTGAAAATGGCGTGGAATTTGTTTATAATACAGAGGAGGGGCAATACCGCCAATTACCCGCCGTGGTTGGCAAAATAATTAAAGAAAAGATTCGTAATGGCGAATGGGATGCAAGCGCACCCTACGGAGTTCTGGAACAAAAAGCCCTTGAATTAATAAATAAAGGTGGAACCTATGAGCGTATCCGACCGGTACAGGCATCAACACAAAGAGGTGATGCAAGAATTATCGAAAATAGGGTTCCGCCCGAAATCTCCGAACCCGCAGCAGCCGCCCAGCGTGCCCCCGAGCCAGTTTCAGCAGCCACAACCGCCGCAGAAGCCCCGCGAACAGAAGAAAGCCGCATAGGGGTTTATACCCCAAAGCCAGAACAAATTGAGCCTGCGAGGCCCGTTCCGGTCGCAACGGAGGCGAAAGCCGAAGGGAAAACGAACCAGGAACAGGCCCGGGCTATTGAAGCGCCCGAAGAGGGTAAGCGCTTAACTCCTGGCGACGTGAAACCTGATGAAGAGCCGAACCCGCAACTAATGGGCGGCGTCTCCCCTACCAATTTGCCGAAGTACGTCCAGCATTTCAATATTGAAAAATCGCCGGATATGGATAATCGGCTTTTGCTGGCGAAGCAAGCCGAACAATATGCCCCGGTAATCCAGGCGGCGCGAGATGTGCCGGTGCGGCGGTGGGATGAAGTTACACGCCTGTCGCAGCAAACCGGCGTTTTGGCCCGAGGTATCAACCGGCGGGTTGGAAAAGCGTTAAGCGATCGCGAATTGCGGGCAATTAACGATCATCTCGAGCAAGTGACGGACGATTATAAAAACGCATTAAAACAGTTTGAAGGGCAAAGGGCACAAGGGAAAGTTACCGATAACGATCGCATTGCTCTAGCTGAACTGGCAAATTATCATGCTTTCGTTTTGGCCCAAGCTACCGGAGCGAATTCCGAAGCTGGGCGTGCGCTTGCTATTTTACGCCAAATTCGCAACGCAAAAAATCAGGCGGAATCCCTGGCTGACTTATCAGAACAAATCAAAAATGGCGGGTTTGACGATAAGGATATTACGAAGCTGGTAAATTATATTAATAAATCGAAAGACCTGTCCGCTATCAATAAAGCGCCGTATTGGAAAAAAACACTTAATTCGATGTATGAGATTTGGTTGAATTGGGGGTTGTTATCGAATCCCGTAACGCATACGGCCAATATCACTTCAAACGCGCTTACTTCCCTTATTCGTACCGCAGCCGAAAAACCGGTTGCCACACTGGTTGATCCATTTGTAGCCCGCATACAAAAACGTAAAACCGAACGGTTTATGGGTGAAATTTTCCCCGAAGTACAAGGGCAACTCACCGCTATTACAAGAATTTTTGGGGCCGGGAAAACCGGGCTTGATCAGGGCGGCATCAAAACGATGATCCGGGCGATCGGCAGGGAGTTCGAGCAAGTGCAAGGAATGTTTGGCGAAAAAATTGAATATCCTGCACAAATAAGGGGGCTCGCCGGTGAATTAATTCGTGGTCCCGGCAATGCTTTGCAAGCAGGAGATTTGGTTTTTAAGAAAATTGTTTACGAAGGTGAAGTTTTATCGCGAGCATACCGACAGGCCAGGATTGAGGGGTTGCGGGGTGGTGCCTTTAAGCGTCGCTCGGAGGAACTGGTTAAAAAAGTCGCCGATCCGGCAACGGAAGATAAAATAGCCGCGCAGATACGCAGAGCGTCGATGCAGGAGGCGCAGTACCGCACCTATACACAGGCGCTTGGTAATATTGGCAGAAATATAATGCGTACGCGAAATGCTATCCCAGGCGCACGATATATCGTACCGTTTATTCGTACCCCACTTAACATTTTAAAATACGGTTTGGAGCGTTTGCCGGGAACTGGCTACTTAACATTATATAAAAAAATTACAAGCGGGGAAATAAAAGGTGCCGAGATTTCCGACCAAATAGCAAAGTTGATCGTCGGGCACATAATGGCGATTCCGATGGTACTAGCGGCCCGTGCCGGAATAATCACGGGGTCGGGGCCGGAAGACAAGAACGAACGGAAGGCGCTCGAGGCGTCCGGTTGGCAACCATACGAATTTAAGCTCCGTGATTTGGCATATAGTTTTCGCCGTCTCGAACCCCTAGCCACGATATTAGGAATCGCCGCCGATTTTGTTGAAATAGCCCGTGCCACAAAGGATGAAGATAAGTTATCGGGACTTGCCGCCCAATTGGCCGGATCGATTGCAAAAAACATTACTAGCAAAACCTTTACCGAACAGGTCGCGCAATTTTATAGCGCAATCCAAGACCCGGAACGATATGGGACGGGATTTGTCAAGCGATTTGCTACGTCTTTGGTGCCCGGTGTTGTTCGCGGCGTCGCGCATTCAATGGACCCGCGCTATCGGGGCAAAGAGACGTTAGGAGAATACGTACAATCGGTAATTCCCGGAAAAAGCCAGGAACTTCCACCCAAACGCGATGTGCTTGGCAAGGAAATCGAAAAGGAAGGCGGCTTTTTGTGGAATTTCGTTGTGCCTATTCGGGTACGGAAAAACAAAAGTAACCCAGTTTTGGGTGAAATAAACCGGTTGCGCGTGCCCTTGTCGATGCCGTCAAAAAAAATATACGGCCAGGAATTAACAACAAAACAGTTTGACGAGTATGGGAAAATCGCGGGAGAACAAACGTATAAATTATTGGAGAATTTGATCAATAGTCCATCATATAAAAATATGAACGACAATTTGCGCTCGGAGTTTATCAAAAAAAAGGTTGCTACCGGACGCGATCAGGCTCGAAAAATACTGAGCGGCAAATATAAATTTTCAGCGATATCCAATATTGACAAAGCTCTTGAACGTCAAGGTTACACTGGCGAAGAGTTGCGTCAGCAACGGGAGTTGTATTTGAAAAAAATGGGAATATCAGTCGATGAAGAAGAAGATCGTACAAATTATGCCGAATAGAGATAGGATTATTTTAACCTAAAAGGAGAAACTATCATGGCTACGCTTTTAGAGTTGGCGCAGGAAGTAGAAACTACGTATCAGGGTTCGTTGAGTAATTCGGTTGTAGTGTGTCGCCCGCAAATGGGACAACCTTTAAGTGACACGAACTATCCGTTTTATAGAGAAACGGGTAGCGTCGATGAATTCGCCCAATCTGGGCTTATTCAGGGATACATTATAGTTAAAGCGAAAACATCTTCCGCTGGCGATATCTCAATGTTGCAAATCGGATGCGTAAAGCGCCAAAATAACAATAACGCGGAATTAACCACGGAAGGTAGAAAATTTTTAGATGATTACAAAAAAAGTTACCGTCCGTTTGATACTGAGGACGGATCGTTGTGGACCCATGTTTTGAATCATTTCGCGACTACCCGGAACTTGCGATTTGTTGTAAAGATCGATGCAATTACCGGCACTCCGGCCAGGGGGCGGGTAAATGGTTTGCATTTGGTTGGCGATGGAATTACCGATACGACGGCCTATAATGAATATTGGGCATTTGAAGCGACGGCCCCTTATGACACACCGGGAAATATTAAATCGTGGAAGTATTAATGAGGTAATTTATGGCTATACGCACATGGAGTAGTGCCGGTTCTACCGACATGAACGATGGAGCAAATTATTCTGGCGCGGGCGCTTTGCTGGCTACAGATGATTTAGTATTTGATGGCACATCCGTTATAAATGCAACGGCAACGGCGGGGCTATCGGTACAAAGCGTTTCCATCGTTGCCGCATATACGGGCGCTTGGTCTATTTCCGGGCAAACGCTTACCGTCGCACTCGGATTTTCGGATGACGGGGGCGGGGGTACGCGGAATTATGGGAATGGGATTACGGCGAACGGGGCGAGTTCAACGGTACATTTTGGAAGTACGCTCGGGGCGGTGACGGCAACGAGTTGCGTGTTGACGATGAACGGTACTACGGCGATGGTGTTGGATGATGATAAGGGGATTACATTCAAATCACTGACGCTTGGGGTGGCTGCGGTTGTAACGAGCAGTGGTGGGGCGCAAAGTACATTATCATTTGGAACAGGAGCCCCATTAACAATAGGAGCTAATGCAACATTTACAGTTAATAGAGCGCTTTACGTAATTACAACAGGCGGAAATGATATTCATAATATTGGTATTGGTGCAACATTTAATGGCACCGCACAGATTGATTGGCAATTAAATGGAGGTGCTATTGGTGCAAATGTTCCTGCAATCACATACACTGGTAGCGGTACACAAGTTTTTAGAGTTTCTTCCTCCGGAACGCAGGGTTTTACTTTTACAGGTCATCAAAATTATGGAACTGCTACAGTAAGATTTCGCGGAAATCAATCAGGTGCAGTAACATTAACATTTAATTTATCTACATATAATTTAATATGCGGGACATTCCAGTTTGGCAACGATGCTGCTGTGACGGGAACTGTTGTTTTAAACGCAGGTTCCGGCACACATTCCGTATCGGTTTTCGACGGTGCAACTGTTAATGGAAATTTAGGCACAACTAATGTTAACCTTCAATCCTCCCAATGGTCCTGTTCCGGCAGTTGGACCTTTGGTTCCAATCATACCGTCAATCCCGGCACTTCCACCGTCACCATCACCAACACTTCCACCGTCACATCAAACGGTAAATCCTTCTACAATTTCGTTATCAACGCCGCAGCCCGCACCATTACCCTTTCGGGTGCTCTCACCATTGCTACCGGCGGCACTCTCACAGTAACCGCCTTTACCGCTTTTGCCGGTAACCAGTATATTATCTTCGCAGGTTCCGGTTCTATCAGCATCGCAACCGCAGTTTCAAACCGTCTCCGCACCGCCGTTGCGGGCAGCACGATCACCTGGACTACTGGCACGAACATTTGGACCATTCCCGCGTATACGGCTAATGATTGGGGCGGTGACGCCTCTGCGGATGTCGCATGGCGCTCTTCAACGCCGGGAACCCAGTATCGCATTCTCGCTCCCGCTGGCGTTGTGGTGAGCAATATGAATCCGCAAGACAATCTGAACTCCGGAACGGACATCAACGCGATGGATGGCACCAGCAGGGACGGCGGCAATAATATTGGTTGGCTGTTCCCGGCAGGCGGGAGTGCAAGAATTTCGCGTTCTCGAATAGCTATTTCGACGGGAATATAATTATGGCGCTGGACCTTGGGGAAACATGGGTTGATTTGGGGAGTCCTGACGCAACACAATTTAATGTTTTTGCCGTGGCTTCGCTTGGAGGCTCGGTTGTGGTTGCGGGAACAGGTCCGGATGCGAAAATTTATCGCTCTAGCAACTACGGGTTAAACTGGGTAAATTTAGGTGCACAGGCCGGAGAACAGTCAATATATTCCCTCGCCTCGCTCGGGGGAGGAATAGGATTGGCCGGGACATGGCCGTCGGGGAAAATACTACGGACCACGAACTATGGGATTACGTGGACGGATTTAGGCAGTCCCGATCCAGGAGAAATATACGTTCTTTCTCTTGTTTCACTCGGGGGAGGAATAGCGTTGGCCGGAACGGCTACTAATGGGCATATTTATCGGTCTACTGATTATGGCTTAACGTGGGTGGATTTAGGCAGCACCGGAGAATTTGGAATATATTCCCTCGCCTCGCTCGGTGGTGGGGTAGCGTTGGCCGGGTCAGCGACCAGTGGCGTATTGTTTCGGTCTACTGATTATGGCGCGACGTGGGTAAACATGGGTTCCCCAGGATCAATGTCGTATATGTTCGCTCTTGCCAATCTTGGGGGTGGAATTGCATTGGGCGGCGGGATGCAAATTTTCATGGGTGCGTTTGATAAAATGATACGATCCACAAATTACGGTTTAACGTGGACGGATTTAGGCAGTCCCGCCGGTGATGTATCCATCAGCGCTCTTGCTTATCTTGGTTATGACATCGCAGTTGCAGGAACAAGCGCAAATGGGAAAATATTACGATCAACAGACCTTGGGGCAACATGGGCGGATTTGGGTCCACAATATGGGGAAATGACCATAGAAGATATAGCGTATGTTAATAACGGAATAACGGTTGCGGGTACAGCCGCGAGTGCGAAAATATTACGATCGGTCGGCCATTTACCCGTAGTTATTCCAAAAAGAATTTTACAATCTCGTATTAAAATAGCGGGTGGATTTTAGGAGGCATTTATGGGTAGCAAACCTATCGATAAAACATTTGACCTTAAACCGGGCTGGCAAAAAGCAATTTTAGCGTTATGGGAATCGGGCGCGACGGATGAAGAGGTCCGTGCGTGGATTCAAAAGCAACGCGGGTTTATTAACGATTACATTTTCGATTATTGGCGCGAAAATGTTCCTGAGTTTGGCAAGGTATATGAAAAGGGGCAAGTGCTTAAAAAGGCATGGTGGATGCAGCAGGGCCGGGAGAATATCGGCAATTCCCGGTTTAATACTCCCCTATTCATGCGTATGCTGTTTGCCACATGCGGCATCCGTGGCGAACCGAAAGTTGTCGAAAACCGCAAATATAGCGCAATTGATTTAAGCCAGCTTGGAACTGACGATTTGGAATCGCTGCAAAAAATAATGGAAAAGGCTAAAAAGAAAGAACAAGAACAAGCGCAACAGGAGGAGTACGGAGAAATAGCCAATGCTCGCATCGCAGTATTTAGAGGCGGCCGTAAGCAGCGGTCTATCGCTTGATTTTATAGAGCGGGAAATTGCTCGACGGAAGCACTATAATTTTATAAAGCATTTGTGGGTCGGCAGCGATCAATTTATTGATGGCCGACATATCCGAATCATTTGCGATCGGATCGATAAGGCTATTGAGGATTTTCGACAGGGAATTTCCACGTTTTTAGTAATTAAAGTACCATTTCGGCATTCAAAATCAACAATCGTTTCCAGGTATTTACCTCCAAATTTTATAGGAAAATTTCCGGATAAAGAAGTTATGGTCGCCACATATTCGGCTTCGCTATGCCGCACGTTTTCACGATTTTCCCGAAACATCATGCGCAGCGAGGAGTACCAATGGCTATTTCCGGACGTGCAGCTTTCTTCTGAGGAGCAATCGGTTGATGTATGGGGTATTGAAGGGCGGCAAGGGAAGGTTCATTGGCTAGGTATCGGCGGATCGATTACCGGCAAAGGCGGTTCTCTTATTATTATCGATGATTTTTTCAAAGGTCGCGAGGAAGCCGCAAGCGAACTGGTCCGAGGAAAAGTTTGGGATTCTATCATTAATGAACTACTCACCCGTCGCGCCGATCCCTGTATTTCGATTATCCTGGCGACACCCTGGCATTTGGATGACCCGTTTGGGCGCATTAAAGAACAAATGCGACTGAGTAGCAGTTTTCCGCAGTTCGAAGAACTGGTATTTCCCGCAAAAAGCGAAGCCTATCCGACTGGATACCTATGGCCTGAAAAGTTCGGGGCGGAATGGTATGAATCGCAGTTTGCTACCCTGGGGCCATATTACGCGGCGGCACTATTGCAGTGTGATCCGACTCCGCGATCAGGAAATATGTTTCGGGTAGATAAATTAAAATTTTACAAATCGCCGCCGGATGATGTGCAGTGGACTCGAGGGTGGGATCTGGCCTCGAGTGAAAAAAGCCGCACGTCCAGCGATCCGGATTATACCGTGGGAATTCGCTTGGGGGTGCGCTGGATCGCTTCCGGGGTTGAGGGGCAAGCTATCCCCATTCTGTATGTTGATGATCTCGTGCGCGGCCGCTGGGAGGCGCTACAACGTAAAAATATTATTCGAGACAATGCGATTGGTGATGGAGACATTAACCTGGGCGTGGAGTCGTTTGGCGGGTTCAAAGATGCCTATACTGAAATGAGCCAAATTTTAGCCGGATTGCGTATCGTTAAAAAGCTGCACATGCCCGGCGATAAGGTTTCAAAATGGGCACCGCTCGAGGCGGCATTCGCGGCCGGGAACGTTTATTTGCGAGAAGCTCCCTGGAACCAGGATTTCATTCAAGAGTTTTCCGTCGCCCCAGATGGAAAGCACGACGATATCGTGGATGCCCTATCCGTGGCGTTTGCCCTGCATAATCCGGGCATCAAACAGGTGTGGCCGTCGTTTGCCGCTATTCACACAATTAAAATGGAGATTCAATGGGATCAAGTTGGCCCTTATTCGACGGCGCACGTAGGGGCCTTATCGCTACAAAAGGATTTGAGCTTAAATTATTTGGGTGGATTGTGGGATGATAAACTGCAAAAGCTATACGTGTATGGCTGTTTATCCTGGGCTAGCTGCAATCAAACCGACGTGGTTGAAAAACTGGTTGCAGCAATGAAATTGGATAAATTTCGATTGGATAAATTGATTGGTTCTGAAAATATGTTTTCGCAAAATGCGTGGGAGCATTCCGTAGCCCGGCAAATCAACCGGCAGATTAAAGATAAAAATCTCCCCGAAGCGGTGACGGTCCGGGAACCATTGCACTTTAATTTTTATGGGGCGATTCAGCAGGGAGAAGAGTTGTTCCGGCAGAATTCAATCCTATTAAATAATGATCTGGTCGATGTCCATCGGCAATGGAGATCATGGGTAATTTCGAAGGGCAAACCCGCTACGGAGGATTGTGGTTATTGCGAGGCGTTATGCCTCATTATTGCCGAATTAAACCGTAAAAAGAAAATAACTATTGCGGAGCCAAAACAAAAAGATTATATTAAAATAGTATAAAAAAAATACTATTTTGATTAAAATAATATACGCGGAATATGGTACAGAATAAACCAGAACACCGTCACGTCGATTGGCGAGATTTAAATCTAATCCCCCGGTTAGTTTCAATCGTTTTACCCGACCAGAATAAAGTTGTAGGAACCGCGTTGTTTTTTCACAACAACGAAGGCGGCGCTATTTTATGGGATATCTATATTGAACCCGAATATAGACGGCAGAAATTTGCATCTCATTTATTGGCTGCGGCTAAAGAAATGTTTGCCAAAATAGAAACCGATTGGAAAAGCCAAGGGGGCCATGATTTATGCATAAAAAATGGTTTTCGGTCACGAAAATTCGATGGGTTGCGACTGATTTGGGAGAAGGTTGAAATTAAAAAGGAGGAATAACATGCCCGCGAAGATTGAAAAAATGGATGGCGGTTATAAGGTATCTACACCGAATATGGTGCATGCAAAAAAGACCACGAAAGAAAAGGCAAAAAAACAACAGCGACTATTAAACGCGATCGATCATGGTTGGCGACCAACCAAAACGGCGGGGCGATAATGTTTCCGTCCGGTGTGATAGTCAGCATCCAACCTCACCCACAAAGTGCGTTGAGTAATCCCGCATCGATAATCGCGATTGCCAGAGAGTGCACTACGTGGGCAAGTGCCCTGCGGATTGAGGGCAATAACGTTTCGATTGTCGCCGATTCTGTAAAAATCCCGATCATTGGTTTGCGTAAAACAAAAATTAACGCGCTCAATACGTTAATTACCGCACGTATTGAGGAGGCTAAGACAATAGCGGAATTCGGCGCTCACTACGTGGCTATGGAATGCACTGATCGATGCGATCCCGAACGTATAGGGTGGAGTGTTAGTTTCGGCATCAAAGTCATCGCCGATGTGGCGGATGTTGAACATGCCATAATGGCTGAAGAAATGGGTTGTGTCGCGGTAACAACCGCGCTATCCGGGTATATAAATAAAGTAACGCACTCGTTCGTTGGGCCGGATATCGCCCTGGTTGAAGCGTGCGTAAAAAAGGTTAAAATACCGGTGATCGCCGAGGGGCGGTACTGGACTCCAAAGCAATTAGGGGAGGCCCGAGATGCGGGAGCGTATGCCGTGTGTGTGGGAGCCGCGATCACTGATCCGAAAGTACTTACTTTACATAACAAAATTTGTTTTGATGGATCGTGGAAGGACTTGGCAAAAAATGAATATCGAGACCTTGAATATACCAGATAATTTTAAATTGCTTGCGTTAGGCAGCGGCAATTTTGATCATCATGATGATGGATGGGTAAATCTTGATTACACATTTGAAACAACCAAAAGTAAAAGAAACTGGGATAACATTGATATTAAGCACAACCTTATGTGGGCGCGCCCCCTTCCGCTGCCTGATAACCGGTTTCGTGGTGTTTATACCGAACATGCATTAGAGCATTTGACGGAAAGCGCCGTCGGGTATACAGTCAAAGAGGTTTTTCGTATTTTGCAGCCGGGTGGAACGTTTCGAATCGCCGTGCCTGACGCGCAGCGATTTTGGGATATTGTTACTGGTATAGACCGTGTAGCCGAGGAATTTCCGTCAGTGTGGCGACCAAAATATCAAATAAACACTAAGGAACAGGTGTTTTTGGATGCACTGCTTACCCCGTTGCGGGGCACCATTACCGACCAAGAGGTTCAAAAAATAATATCTACAAATTCAATGCACAATGCATTAGCAATTTTGCAGCGTCGAATGGGCGAAATAACAGAGCAGTATCAAAGCGATCACCCGGGGGCACATATTTCGTGGTGGGATTACGATAAGCTCTCATTTTTATTGGATACCTATGGGTTTGTTGATATATCAAAACCGTTAGCTCGAAATGAATCCCGGTATAAGGCGTTTCGCAAGGGATATATCGATCGAACCGCGTTTAAATGTACGATCAGAATAGAAGCGAGCAAGCCGTGCCCGAACGAGTAATGATAGTCGCGGAAATCGGTTGCAATCACATGGGATCGTTCGAAGTTGCCAAACGAATGATCGAAGAAGCAAAGGCATGTGGTTGTAATTATGTCAAGTTTCAAAAGCGACATCTTGGCAGTATCTCTAAAGAGATTGCGGAAAAACCATACATTAGCGAGCACTCATTTGGCGATACGTACCTTGACCATAGGGCCGCGCTCGAGTTTAACGGGATGCAATGGAAAGAACTTCAAGCGCATGCGGAGCGCGTAGGCATTGGTTTTTTTGGCACAGCGTTTGACCTAGAATCCGCTCGTTTTTTGAGTAATTTATCAGTGCCGTACCTTAAAATTGGTTCGGGACAGATTCGAGATTTAGAATTTTTAAGAGCTGTTGCCGAAATCGGCAATCATCCGCCGATTGTCGCGTCAACGGGCATGTGTACCGTCGATGATATTTTTAATATGTTTACATCGTTTGACGGCAAGGTAGAAATTTTCATTCATACTACCTCTTCGTACCCATGTCCGGAAGATGAGGTTAATTTGAGGGTAGGGTTACAATATCCCTATGTGCCGTGGGGTCTATCCGGCCACTATATTGCCGGTAATGGGGCCATTGAAGCCGCCGCCGTAGCGCTTGGGGCTGTGTATATTGAACGTCATTTTACACTTGATCGCACCTGGAAGGGAACGGATCAGGCCGCATCCTTGGAGCCGGTAGGAATGATAAATGTGGTAAAGGCGATACGCATTGTGGAACGGGCGCTTGGGGATGGAATTAAACGAATTATGCCAAGCGAAATGCCGGTGATAGAAAAGTTAGGGTTGAGTAAGTAGGTATGAGGATTTTAGTCGCTTGTGAATTTAGCGGTGTGGTTCGTGATGCTTTTTTAAAAAAAGGCCACAATGTTATGTCTTGCGACTTGTCGCCGACAGAAAGACCGGGGCCGCATTATTGTGGCGATGTGGAGCCGCTACTTAAACAGCGGTGGGATTTATTGATCGCTCATCCGCCATGCACATTTTTATGCAACAGTGGTGTGCGTTGGTTATATGAGATACCTGGCCGATGGGCGAAAATGAAATTAGCTTCTCAATTTTTTCTTAACTGTCTTAATGCTAATGCCGAGTTTGTGTGTGTTGAAAATCCGATTCCACATAAACATGCAAAAAAAATTATTTGCAAACCGTATAATCAAATTATACAACCGTGGCAATTTGGACACGGAGAAACAAAATCAACTTGTCTGTGGTTAAAAAACCTTCCGCTTTTGCGACCAACAAAAGTAGTTGATGGACGATATCATCGAATACATGAAATGTCTCCTGGTTTAAATCGTTCAAAATTACGTTCAGTTACTTACGAAGGAATTGCAGCCGCATTTGCTGATCAATGGGGTGATTTATGAGTAAAATTCGTTTTTTCGACATCGACAATACAATTTGCCAAACGAACGGGACCGATTACGAAACCGCCGCGCCGATTGCGGAGCGTATTAAAAAAATCAACGCCCTTTATCGTGCCGGTGATCGGATTGTATACTGGACGGCTCGAGGGGCGCTTCTTGGCCGCAGTTGGACTGAAATGACCAAGCAGCAGCTTTATAATTGGGGGTGTAAATACCACGAATTGCGCGTGGATAAACCGTTGTATGACACATTCGTGGATGATCGTAATTTTAATGCAGATGTTTTGGATGATTTAAAAATATGGGAAAAAATCGTCAAATAGATTTATCGAAAAAATCTATAGATTGGCTGGAAAGCAATCTGTTTACGTGTGATTGGCAAGGAGCGGAAGCAAAGAAAATGGTTCTTTTGGAGTTGTTGCGAAGAGATCCGAATTATAAACCGATATTAAAGCGAGAAGGCGCGGTTCGGGAGATCGATGAATAAAGTTTGCATTACAACCGTTGTGGATGAACACTATGCCGCATACATACCGTTGTTTTGTTGGTGTGTAAAACAGGTATACCCGGCGTATTCATGCAAAATTTTTACTCGCAATATTGACGTTATTCAGAATTTGTTTTTAAATACTGAGTTTATCCCGTTGTTTGAAGATTTTCCTCGTTATTCATATAATACAATTGCTCTGCGGTTTGTTATTCCGCCAAAATATTTCGATAAATTCGATTATGTTTACGTAACCGATATTGATATGATGATTATGCCGGAACGCATAAGTATTGAGGATTTTCATTGCGGGGAAATGGTTTCTACGGGACTCCCCTATTCTAATTCCCTCCGTAATGTGCATCACTACGCCGGATATCAATCGCTCAGTGGGCTGCATTTCGCTTCTCGGGCATGGTTTATGAAAACCGAAGCCGAACGCCTAAAATATTACGATTTATTGCAGCGCGGCTTAGTAGGGTTGTATCGGGAATACGATGGTATAATGCTCTATCGCATGGCCCGAAATAGCGGTCTGGGGATACCTAAAAAGTATAAACTCAAGAAACGGCACCACGGCATTCATTTAGGGAATTTTAGATTGTATAACACAAGGGAAGCGTGGGAATCACGGATACCGCCTGAATACAGATCGCAATGGCAATCCTGGGAGTGTGATCCGGAATTTAGCGAAATAATAAAACATTGTCGGATAAAAAATAAAATGCTTGATAATCAACTGACTACCCTTCACGATTTTATTAGGAACCCCGGTATATGAAAACAATCGGCATCATCACCGCTCGAGGCGGATCAAAGGGAATTCCCGGCAAAAATATTAAATTGTTTGCCGGGAAACCTTTGATCGCTTGGACCATCGAAGCGGCGCGAAGCGCGTATATGCTGGATTATGTAATCGTATCTACCGATAGCCATGAAATTGCGGCAGTGGCCCGTCAATATAAGGCCGACGTTCCGTTTATCCGCCCAGGTTATTTAGCCAAAGACGACACGCCGCACATAGACGTTATTTTGCACGCCTTGGATGAAATAGGGTATGATCGGTTTACTCATTGCTGCCTATTGCAACCAACCTCTCCCTTGCGCACCTCAGACGATATTGACGAGGCGTGTATTTTGGCGAGCAAGCGTAAAAGCAAAACCGTTGTAAGTGTTTCTGAAAACCGTCAATATCCGCTTATTTTGCCAAGTGCCGTTTTTGGGTATCTTATTCGCCCTCGACATTTAAAACAACGCTATTTACCGCGACAGGCCATTTTGCCGCGCAGCTTTATTAATGGGGCAATTTACGTAAATACTATCGAACAGCTACTTAAAAAACGTTCTGTGTATTCGTGGCTTATGTGCGGTTATCCGATGCCCCTGGAACGGTCTATGCAAATCGATACACAATTAGATTTTGATATCGCTGAATATCTGATGATAAAAACCATAGACGCAAAAGAACATAAAACCGAAGCAATAGCGCAAGGTCAGCAAATTCAATCTGATTTTTTATTTTTATGAAAACACGCATAAGTATTGGAAAGCACACCTACGGTGAACCAAGGATATACGGTAAATCTGCGCATTGTATAATTGGCAAATTTTGCAGTATCGGGGAAAATGTGCGAATAGATATCGGTAACGAACATAATCCCAAAAACATTTCAACATTTCCGTTTAACGTAAAATTTCCGGAGATAGCCGGGCATATAGAAACTCATCCTGTATGTAGGGGCGATGTCATTATTGAAAATGACGTGTGGATAGGTTTTGATGCCATCATTTTAAGCGGTACTCATATTTATAATGGGGCTGTAATAGGTGCAAATTCGCTCGTGCGCGGTGATGTTATGCCGTATACGATTCATGCCGGTACGCCTGCGGAGTTTAAGCGGTATCGGTTTCCATCCGACAGGGATAGGGGCATACTGCAACTAGTGCAATGGTGGGATTGGCCGGATGAATTATTGTTTCGTAAGGACGTTATGGAAATACTCATGGGTAATGATGTGCAGGCATTATATAAGTTTTGGGAAAGGCATTTGCCGCATGCTTAAGGTAATCGTGTGTGGCTATCACACAGAAGATGAACAGTTGCAAAAATGTTTTGATTCGATTAGGATGCAAAGTAAAGAATACCATTTTGTACTTTCTCTTGATCCTGATTCACCGCAACGCAGGTATTTATTAAAAAATACTCGTTGCGCCATTGATTCTTTTCCGATATTATTGCCGAATGATGTTATTGTTTGTATTGATGCCGATGATTGGCTTATCGATGAAGATACCTTTCGAATCATTCATGATGCATACGAAGAAAATCCGAATCTCTTACTTACCTATGGCAGTTATGTAAATCTTAGTAGTAATAAGCGGGGAAAATTCTGTGGCGAATATCTTCCTGACGAATCGTTTCGAACGTCCCCCTGGCGGGGTAGTCATTTGAAAACTTTTAAATACAAATTATGGCAAGCGCTTCCGAAAACGCAATTACAGTGGGATAATGGTGAATGGTTCAAATGCTGCGCGGATCGGGCCATGATGATCCCTATGATGGAACTGGCCGGACACGATCGGATTAAATATATCGATATGCTTTTGTATTGTTACAACGATTTAAACCCTGAATCGGTGTGGAAAACTAATCGAGAACTAAGCCTTAAAACCAGGGATTTTATTGCGGCTCGATCGCCGCTACAACGACTCGAGACAATATGAGCGCATTACCAAAGGTAAGCATTGTAATTACCTTGTATAATTATCACGATTATATTTTGAATACGATTGAATCTTGTTTAGCGCAGGATTATAAGGGTGAAATTGAGGTAATTGTAGTGGATGACGCCAGCACCGATCTGGGACCGCAATGGGTACAACGAGTTTATGGCGATAGAATCAAACTGATCAAATTTGAACGTAATTGCGGGTATAGCGTTGCCAAAAACGAAGGCATCAAAATGAGCAGCGGGGAATTTATCACCACGATTGACGCTGACGATATGCTCACCGACGATAGTATCAGTATTCGCGCCCAGATTCTGTTAAAACAGCCGGACGTATCGGTGGTTCATGCCTTGGCCTGGGTAATCAAGGGAGAGGGAGATCGGGTTTATTGGACTAAGCGATATCGGAAAATTCATGTAGCGCAAAACCGGAAAATCCATGCGCAAACAGTAATGGTTAGGCGGTCGATATATACAAAATACGGAATGTATGATGAACGGTTACGATCACGCGCTGATAATGAAATGTGGTGGAGGTTGCAAAACGTGGCGCGTATAGGTGATCAGTTTTATTTTTTGGAACAACCTGTAGCGTTTTATCGCAAGCATTCAGCTTCAATGGTTGAATATCGGAAAAAACATCCGTTATACAATTTGACGGTTTCAACGATTTTGGAAGAGCAAAAAAACATGCGCCTAACCCAGGGTATCACGCGCGAAAATACGAGGTTTTTAAAGCGATGATGAAATTTAAACATTATATTGTGACCAGGTTTAACATTGGCTTGTATCAATTGATAAACGTTGATCCGCAAAAATGGTTTAATGAGCGCATTAAGGTTTTCGCCGATATTACTGTTCCATCAATACGCAAGCAAACATGCCAAAATTTTGAATGGGTTCTGCTTTTTGACCAGCAGACCCCGACCGATCATGCGCGTAAAATGAAAAACGTTCTCGAAAGCATTCCAAATGTTCGCAGCCTATTTCTTTCGCTGCCGAAAGATTGGGTATTTAAAAAATATAGCGAGCGGGGATCGGTTACGGCTAATTATACTCCTCTCGTAAAATATATACAGCCACAAAGCAAGTATTCTCTACAAACTCGTCTTGATAACGACGACGCCCTGATGCCTGATGCCGTTGAAAAAATCCAAATGAACGTCATAACGGCTAAAAACCGTTATATCGTTGATATCCGACTAGGATATATTTTAGATACACTAAAAAAGCACGCATTTAACGCGGTGCATCCGATCGGATCGCCATTTCTGAGCCTGTTTCAGACAAATAATAAAAATACAATTTCAGTATATAATAACATGCATCGCAGCATGGTAAAGGATGTTCACGTGCGTACAATTAATGAGCGTTTATGGGTAATGCACGTACATGGCAATAATGTGTCGAACCGAGTATTTGATTGGATGGCGCAAAAACAAATTAACTATAACGAATTATTGGGGACGATCACACAATGATTTTATTATCTAAAGAAGAATTTATCGCAACAAAGTCAAGTGACACGCTGGCTTTATTAGGTTCCGGCTATTCCATTAATTCGATATCAAGATTTGGATGGGAGTATATTATTAACGAATGTGACTCAATCGCGTTTAACTATTTTTATAAATATAAACGAATCGATATTATCCCTACGTATTATTTGATTGATGAACATGGAGTAAACCCAAAAAAGATTACTCCAAACACAACCGCCCAGGACGTAATCGATCATGTTCGCGCAAAGTATTTGATTATTAAAAATCGCAATAATCCAAACGAAATAGTAAACTATGCCCGAGATCACGAGGTTTTCAAGCAGTCCGGAATAATCGTCAATCAGTTGCATAAAAATGGTAAATATGAGGATTTGGATAAGGATTTTTATTCTGACGGGGTTTATTCGGGCAAAAGCTGTATTTTCAATGGTATACATTTGGGTATTTGGAATAATTATAAACGTGTCATTTTATACGGTGTAGATTTGTACGATATGCGTTATTGCTGGATGCCCTACAACGAGGAATGGGAATGCGTAACCGTTGATGGAAAAAGCATGCACGACCAACACCCACAGGCTATCGCAATCGTTGAACGAATGGCTGCTATTTCACAAAGATATCCGGGAACGGAATTTTGTATTCATAATCCACGATCACTACTAGCGGGAGTATTACCGTTGTGGAACGTGTTTCAATAGTAATCCCTAATTTTAATTGCCCGTATCTATGGGCGGCAATACGGTCCTGTGTGAAACAGACATACCAAAATCTCGAAATAATAATTGTCGATGATGCATCAACAGACAGAAGCGGTTTAAACTGCGTGCAGGAATTTAACGATACCCGTATACGATTCATACAAAGAGAAACAAATGGGGGTTCTGCCGCCGCCCGTAATACCGGGATTCGTGCCGCAACCGGTCAGATTATTGCTTTTTTAGACGCCGATGATATGCTTATGGAAAACTCCGTCGCAAAACGAGTGGCCATATTACAACGATTTGCTTTTGTTGGTATTGTTTGCTCGTATACGTACGTTGTCTATGGTGAGTGGGCGGTAAAGCACTACAAAAAATACCATGAATGCTATGCCATTAAAGAAGGCAAATTGGTTCCGTCTCCTACGGGAATGATTCGAAAATCACTTATCGATCAATACGGCTTTTTTGATGAAAGAATTTGGTTTAATGAAGACCGCGAATTTTGGGGACGCATGATTGTAACCAATAAAATCCCGACGATTAAATTGGCAATTCCAACGGCATATTATCGCAAACACGATTCAAATAAATTAAGCACCATGCACAACGCCGACATGCTGGATAAATTAAAAACCAATGATATAATTCCATTCTGGAAAAACTTCGAATACCTTTCTGACGCGAGTGATGCGTTACAGCTTATTAACATTTTAAAAACGGATGAATAATGCGCGTATTATTTCCTGATATCTCAAATCCCTATGGTGGCAAGGGATGGTTTTTACACGGACTTGTCGCCAAGTTAAGGCAGATAGGCGTACAGGTAACACATGATGCGCATGATGATTACGATGTTAGTTTGGAAAATATACGAATACGAACCAAAACCAAACGGCCAATTGTAGTGAGGCTTGACGGTGTATACCATGATACTTCTATTCCGTGGGCCGAGAAAAACGCGAGTTTGAAAGATGCGGCGGAACGAGCAACGGCAATCGTGTGCCAAAGTGAATACGGTAAACGAATGGTACGGGAATATTTAAATGCCGACGAATCTAAAATATCAATTATTCATAATGGTACCGATTTGAACGCAGAAACGATCGATCCCGAATTAACCCATCAACATAATTTTGTTGCCCTGTCGGTATGGCGACCACATAAGCGCCTCGAGGACATTATAAAAGCATTTTTGGTTGCCGATATCCCCGATTCCTGTTTACGAATTTTGGGGAAAATGGGTGCCGGTATGACCGATGATATTTATCGATACGCTTCCGATCGGGTTGTTTTTATGGGTCAAATTACCGATAGGCCACGCTTGCTCGGTTACCTGAAAACCGCTACAGCCATGATACATCTATGTTGGTTTGATTGCTGCCCCAATTCAGTTGTAGAAGCGATCGGACAGCGATGCCCGGTAATTTGCAGTAATGAAGGCGGCACGCATGAGCTTGTAGAACCGAGCAACGGGATAGTGTTGCCGCTTGATCGGCAGTATGATTTAAAGCCGGTCGATTTGTATCAACCCCCGCCCGTCGATATTAACAAGGTGGCGGAAGCCATGCATATTATTGTCCGAGTAAAACCACCCATATTTAATTCTCATGTTGATATTAACCGCACGGCGGCGTTTTATAAAAAGGTGTTTGAATCGGTGCTATGAAACCTTATCATGCTAAAAAGGATATAAAAAATGAACATATTAACCTCGGATTCGTTTCGCAGTAAAAAGCAACATTCAAAACTTGCCATATTCGGAACAGGTTATTCTATCAATTATATCACTCCTGATCAATGGGTTAAAATAGAAACCTGTTATGATACCTTGGGAATAAATTGGATGCTTAAATTAAAAAAACCTATGACATGGTATATTGTCAGGGAACAATGCGCTACCCCGAAAAGAATTGAGCCGGGACATACCTTAAATGATTTTATTGAATTGATGGCTTATCAAAAAAATGCATGCAAAATTGTTAAGGATATAGGATATCAAAAAAACAATTATCAACATGCAAAAAATATTAATAATTATGAAGGTGATGGTTATATTTTCAATGAGATACGATATGAATGCGATGTCAAAAGTTTTAAACATTCCGATATGTTTAAGGAAGGAATTCATCATGGACGGGGAACTATATGGGATGCATTGCATTTTGCGATTCAAATGAATTATGAAGAAATAATTTTTGGCGGTATTGATCTTTATGATAATAGATATTTTTATCTCGGTTATGATGAAATTTTAGAACAAGTAAAAAACGAAGGAAGAGATCAAAATAGTCCCCATCTTCTTTCTAAGAGAACCCTTAAAATAGTTCAAGATACTATTGAATATTATAAACTTCCGATGGCAACGATTAATCCAAAATCCACGCTAAACACAATAATGCCTGTTTGGAATGAAACATGAGAACGAACCCCTTTGACGCAATTTATAAACAATGTAATTCAACGGATTATTTATTGAAATTAAAAAATCCACTCGTTTTTCCGAGGTGTTTGGATATAGAAGTTACTAACCGTTGTAATTTACAATGTTTAATGTGTCCAACCGGAAACGGTATGAGCAAAAGAGCAACGGGTCAAATGTCGGGGGATATTTATTTAAAAATAATAAATGAAGCTGAAAAGTATAATGCCGCTATTCGATTTATTCGTTGCGGAGAACCCACGCTTCATAAAACACTAATTGATTTTATTAAATTGGCAAAAACAAAAAATATTCTGTGTCACTTGAATACGAATGGCGCGATACTTACAGAAAATTATATAATCAAAATACTAAATTCCGGATTGGATAGTATTAAATTTTCCCTACAGGGGATTAATTTGTTTGGGTATAACGAAATGCGGTTAGGTGGAAATTATAATGCTATAATAAATTCAATAAAAACCCTTTATGCCTTAAGGGGTAATGAAAAAAAACCTTATATACATATTTCAACAACCGTTACCTGCGAAAAACAAAACGAAATAAAACAGTTTAAAAAAGAAATGAAGAGCTTTTGTGATTTAGTTACCGTGGGCAAGACTGTTCTTGATTATATAAATATAGAAGAAACCACTCTTGATGCGGCTAAAAAAACAATTCTTGCCAATTTAATGCGCAAAGAATCCGTCAATAAAATACATCCCCATTGCCCAGAAGTATTTGATAAACTGTCTATTGATTGGGACGGTTCAGTTACCGCCTGTTGTTGGGATTATAACAGGTATATGTTAATAGGGTATATTGGAACGCACTCATTGAAAGAAATTTGGGAATGCAAAAAACTTAATGCGTATAGAAATATTCTTTACAATATGAATCACGATAGTCTTAAATTGTGTAAAAATTGTTACGATTATATAGAACTTAAACATTGAAAGAACGGTGCCGCACTTGTCATTGCGGGTAGAAGCAATAAAAACTCAAAAACCACAAAGGGGTTTATCGTGAAACGATGTATAAAATGCTTAAAACCAAACACTCTGCCGGGGGTTGTTTTTAGCGCGGATGGAGTTTGCCCAGCTTGTGAGCGTTTTGAAAATCGCAAAAATATAGATTATTCAAAACGACGTGAATTTTTAACTCGTCTCTGCGATGAGTTTCGGAGGACAAATGGAAAATACGATTGCATTATCCCTGTTAGCGGCGGCAAGGATTCGTATTTTCAAACGTATCTTATGACTCAGGTTTATAAAATGAATCCATTACTGGTATGCGTTACCGATCCGTTTGAGCATACCGGCGCGGGAACGCATAACTATCAAAACCTAGGCCGTGCGTTTGGATGCGATATGATAACCCTTACCCTGAATCCGGAGTTTGTCGCAAAATCATCCGTTGCAACATTCCGGGAACTTGGTTCGACCAACTGGGCGGTAGATAAAGCGATTTATGCGTGGCCGCTGAACGTTGCTCTTGAAAAGGATATACGGTTAGTTGTTTACGGTGAAAACGTCGCATGGGAATATGGGGGCATGAATGCCGAAGATACGTACAATGCAAACAAACAGATCAATAACGATGTGGTTAAAGGTGATGGCGAGGAAATCATTAAACTATGTGATCCGGAGCAAAAAAATTATAATGCACTACGCTATCCCAGCACCACAATGTTTGATATGTCGGGAGTGCAAGCTATTTACGCCTCATATTTTTACCCCTGGAATGATTTAATCAATGTAGCGGAAGCGGAAAAATGGGGATTCCGTTGCCTTGGCGAGGAGTGGAACCGCCAGGGGTTTTTAGACGATTACGCGCAAATCGATTCGGTTGGATATCTCTTCAATTATTATTTAAAATTTATGAAATACGGCATCGGTCGCGTTGTCGATATCGGGAGCCGGTGGGTTCGATACGGCAAAATAACCAAGGAACAATTGGCTGCGCAAATCGAACATAAGGAAGGCCGTCAAGACGATCGTATAGTGCGTGACTTTTTGCGTGTCACAAACCTGGGTCGCGAAGAGTTCCTGAAAATTATGTCAAAATGGTGGAATTACGACATTTTCGAAATCGATCATTGTGGCGGTTGGCACTGGAAAGACCCAATTTTGTGAACGAACACTTATTAAATATGATCCCGCTGTTTTTCGGGCGGATCGGCTCATGGTGGATAGACCGAATGGCGCTTGCTGAATTTTGCTGCAATCGTGACTTAGAATCAGTAAGCGCCATTCATATTGGCATGACAAATGTTTCACGTGAAACTATTTGTCAACGCTGTACCATGTTTGGATTTCCATATGAGCAAACAGATGACGAAATTGTTACGGTAATGTTTGGTAAACCGATCCACATCATTATATACGAACGTGAGCGCAAACAATATCTAACCGGTGGTATTTACGGAGAGTGGGTACGATGTAGCGATGAACGCGCTGCGGAGCTACGAAACAAAAATCCGTATATGACCGCTGCTGGCATGTGGAGAGTTCCTTATTCGCAGACCTTTCCGGCCGAATATTATTTGCCGTATTGTCCGGGATTCGTACTGGATCAAATTGTCCCAGGATGGTTCCAAACGATTAAACATAGGCCGTTTAGCTGGGGGATAAACGATCATTTTTTTGATGAGGCTCGAGCAAAAAACGGCGTAGAGTTATTGGCTCAGTTGTATGAATGCGGGCGTAAGGCCAAAATTGATCACGCGATGTTTATCGGCTTTGGAACATTACTTGGGGCTATTCGCCACGGCGGATTTATCCCGAACGACCGCGATATGGACATGTGTATTTTGGCTGATCGTATATCCGTTGACGCCGCGCTTGCATACATTGAGGCGTGCCAGGCTGCGGGACTAGGTGAGCACCGATGGCGTGCGCCGGAGTTCCGGGCGGATACAGGGATGCCATTATGGTTTTCGCTGGGGCCAAAAAACCCTGTGTCCGAATCGGGAGTTAAATGCTGTCAATGGTTTTGGTTTAAGCATGGTGGTTACTGGTGGCATAGTAAGGGCGCTCAGTGGATATCCCCAAGCAAGTTTAATCCACACAAAGTAGCGTACACACAATCCGACGCCGCGATCGCCAAAGGGATACCGGAAGGATGCGTTAATCGATTAGTCGAGCATAATTTCTTAGGGCTACCAGTTTTGGTACCGAGCACGGCCGGAAGATGTCTTGATGAATGGTATCCCGGTTGGCCGGTCCCTCGAGAGGGTGCCAGCGCCCATACATATCATTTGGTGGTAGGTAACTGGCATGATGAACGAACTTGGCGCGTTAGCTAGTCGTATTTTAACTCAAGGGGCCGACGAATATGCGTGGACAAATCATTTACCTATGGCGAGGTGGACTATGGATGCAGCAGCAAGGGAATTTTTATATGGCCGCGAAAGCAGCACCTTGGGGAGAATTGCTCTTTTTTCCGGGCGTTTCGACCGGCCGCATATCGGACATATAATTCAAATTATGAGGCTAGGTCAGCGGTTCAGTCGTGTGGTTGTGCCGGTGCTAGATTATCCCGAACAACGATACCCGGTACAATACCGGGTGCAGATTTTGTCCGAAGCGCTTGCGATGGCGCGGGGCAACTATTCGATTGTTTCAAATAAGTGCCATTTTGCGAAAATTACTCGAGAAGAGGCCCTCGAGTTTGAGTTTGATGTTTATGTTGGCGGAAACATTGACTGTATTCGGAATATGGAGCAGCTTGGATTTGAAACCTTGTTTGTATCTCGAGCGTATGATTACAGCGCATCGGCGGAGCGGTAGTATCAATATCTGGTGAAACCAGTTCCGCATCCCTTTTTAAACGAACCCTTGGGGATGAATTTAAATAGTTCAAACGCGATAGGATTGTCCGCCCAACAAATCCCCACAAACGCGCAGCGGGGATCTATTTTCGCCATCCAATCCCGCTGGTCCTTTTCCAGGCGACTAGCGGGCATTGTGTTGCCACGAACCTCTTTGACTTCCACCGCGCGGTATAGTGGGTACTTGGTGGGGCCTATTTGGACGCATTCGTAGCCGGTATAATCGGCGACGCCTCCGCCTCCACGGCAATTGATAACGGTTGGTTTATTGAGGTACACAACACGGGTTTCCGGTTGAGTCCGAACCATAATCCAGCCATTTTCTCGAAACCATTGTTCGGCTAGCTGCTCCCCTACGCTGCCTTGCGAATATGGGCGCGAGGACATATTCGTTCTATCCTCCGCATCTCGAGTTGGAGTTCTGCCAGAATTTTTTTACATCGCTTGCTGGCGCGTCTGGCTTTGCATTGATTAGCGTGCAATTTGCCGCGTAGGCGGCCCAACTGCTCCAATAATGGTGGGTGCATAGGTGCCTCGTAGTTGGTTTTAAAGATGCATTTCGGATTATACAGTCTTGGTAAAAAGGGGTCAAGAAAAAAATAAAGCCGCCCCAACTGGAGCGGCTTAACTTGAGTGAATGCCGTAGCGCAAAATAGCGCAAAATAGCGCAAAAATGTTCCGGGTTGGTCCTGCTTGGTCGTTGGTTTTTGAGGAATTTGATGAAATTTCGCGGTTTTTGAGGTAACGCACTATCTTTTGAGTCCAGTACGTCTACCAATTTCGTCACTTCGGCACAATAAAAATCAATAACTTGCAGACTTACCTTTCTTCCGTCAGCCCCCCAATAGCGCAAAATAGCGCACTTTTTCATGTTTCTGCCCCCGACACTTCCGACAAACGAGATTTGTACGCTTGACGAATGACGAATTGTACGTCGCTTAACGCCATGCCCTTTTCCTGTGCCATTGCAAGCAATCCTTGTACCAATTCCTCCATTCCCTCCGGAATCGCTTGCGTGGTCCCGGCAACTGAGCGCTGACGGGCTTCGTCGATCACATCATACGCCGCACTAACAGCGCTTGAAGAATGTCCCATATTACGCATCGTTGCCGCAAAATCTGCACCTTCCACGCTCTTTCTAGTGCGATACGAATGCCGATGATTGTGCGCTTTAAACCGGCAGTATTTTTTATTGCCGGTTTTTATAGCGTATTTATCCGCCCAAATTCTAATGGAATGGGAAAAGGAATTTTTTGTAACCACTCCACCATATTTTCCGCGAAATACGATATCGTCGTTTTTGCCGCTAGTAAAATATTCTATCCACAACTCTTCTAAAACAGGTTCCATTTCAGGATCATAAAAAACTACCTTGGCCCGGTTTTCTTTGAGGTCGTTAGCTTGGAATGTAATTTTACGCTCCTTTCTGTTGATTCTGGACCAACGCACGCCTTTTAATTCCCCTGGCCTTAACCCGGAATAAAAACACATCATCGCGGGACAATATAAATGTTTTGGAAATGTCGCGACCATCGGCAGAAACTCTTCCGTCGTAAGAGAGACTGCTTCGTAATCATCAAAACGGCGGAGTTCTTTCGCCAGTTGGTCGGTTTTCCCGCAGCATCGGGTCAGCGGATTAAATGAAACAAAGCCTTCATCGATTCCCCAATTAAATATTCGAACGCCATATCGCATTATTTTTTTTACGCTTTTTGCACCTAATTGCGTATGCTTCCAAGCTCCGCGTTTTGGGGTTTCTATCGGGGTGCGGATGGCAGCAAGTAGCCATTTTTTAAAATCAGTTTTATCGAACTGATCGCATCGATAGTGGCCCCAACGGCGGATTAATATATCTACATAGTACGCATTTGAGGTGGCCCTAGTCAGGGGAACCAAATAATCGTCTCGGTATTTTGCAGCTAATTCCCCAAAAGTTAAATCGGGGTTCTGCATGTGCTTCGCTTTAATCCCAAGAACGTTAGTAAGTCCGCTACTTTCAAGGAGCCGTTTGGCACAGAGCTGGTCGTACAGCTTTTGCGCCTCTTTTTTTGGTAGGTATTTGTTGTGAGACTTCCCCAACTCATCCCGCCAAAAAACCCGAAAAATACCATCCTTATACGGTGTTATGCTAGCCATGCGTATCCTTTCCAAGTGGCAAGGACCGCGAAACATAACGCGCTATCCAAAATATATAATAGTAGCTGCAAAAAATCAAGACCGTACATAACGCTTATAGGTCGTCATCCAGCGATCGATTGTTTCGGGTCGCCAGTACATCGCCGATTGGGATATTCGGAAATCCGGCGGCGGTAGTTTTCCTTGGCGAATCCATTTAAAAATCGTGTGTACGGCGGGTTTTCCGTCTTCTGTGGTACAATCAAAATAAATCGCTAGTCGCCGCACTGTAAAAAGCTGTTTGTTTTCTACGGATTCATTTTCTGTTTCCACCATATTTCACCTTCCCGTGAAACTCGTTTTTTTTAATATCTCGACCCTGATTCCGGGGGCCTCAAACGTTCCTCCTCGCTCCTTCGCGCGGGCGATTAGTTTTTTCTCGTTCAGGTCAACGAAGTGCGTTTCGCCGGATACCATGCACCATTGAAGAAATATTTTTAGATTGTCGCAATGTACATGCGGGTCGTCAATCTGTCGCACCCCCCTTTTAGAGTCCCGGTTTTCGGGCGCGATGTACGGAGCAACCAGCATCGCGGCCTGACTGGTATACATATCGGCATTTTCGGGATCAATTTCGGCTAATTTTTCGAGGTCTACCCGTTGTCGTTCCACCTCCTGCGCTGCCTCTTCCTGTTGTATGCGTTGCCGCTCCCTGTTCTCTCGCTCCCATTTTGTAAGCCCGTCCTGGAGGATTTTTTTATAGTGTATTATTTTTCCTATTCGCTCCCTGAATGGCTGTTCTCTTTTTTCAACCATTCCTTGCAACCTTTTAATTTGCTCCTTAAAATCCGCGACCTCGAGCTCCAATTGATGCTTTAAATTAGTTTCGAATTTCTGCAATTCGTTGCCGAGAAATCGGGAATTCGTTGCCTGTGGTTCGGTTTCAATGTTGTATTCAATGATGGTAGATAGTAAAAAATCATCTACCGCCAATAGAGCGCGAGCGCCCGTTTCGGTGAACAGTTCGGTTAAATCCATATTATACCGCCTTTAGTAAATTGTGCGCTGACTGAAAAACAATCCAATCCTCCGGATGGTTTTTACGCTGTTCGGGATGAAATCGATTTTCTTCAAATCGTACTGATTCCCGTATGATAATTTTATTTTTTGTTAATTCTGGAAACACCTCCCGCAACAAAACCTCGTATGCGGCGGTTTGGTAATCCCAGTAATCCATTTCAGCCGTTGCGGTTTTCCAATCCACCAGCAACAGTTCATTGTCCATTTCGAACACCGCATCCAACGTACCGGCATAGTGAAACCGCGTACTACATAGCGGATACTCCACCAAAAATCGTCCTTCCTCATCGGTCGCGACCGAATAATTGCTTCGCAATTCGCGCCACTTATGCCATTGCTCGATGTAGGTGTCAAACGGCTCCGGGAAACTGATGGTTTTTCCCGCTAAAATACCCGCTATAATTGCGTGAAATCCCTTGCCGAATACGCGGGCACTTTCGTTGTTCTTGAAAAAATTTCCCACAATCGGAACGAATGCGTCACCACGTTTCACCGCGACTGATGATAATATTTGAGTTACCGATAGAAGACCAGCCCCTTTCCATAGATATGCGTGCAGGATGGGGTCGAATAATAAATTAGGATATTGTTTGTACATTTTCTAAACAATCCTCCTGTAGTTCTTCCGTGGGTATGGGTATCTCTTTTACAAGCGCCTTCGTGTCCGTACGATACCATGATTTTTTGTTTTGCATGAAATCATAAATAATGATACATTCGATAGGGCGCTTGTCCGTTTTGGCGGTGATTTTTTGGTTAATCTCTTCAATCGTTTGTTCGATTGTCTGAATTGTTTTTTTAATTTTTCTACGTTCCATTCTATAGCTTTGTTTTTTTTGTTCTATGGTGGTAAAACAATCTTTTTTAATATTTGTTAAATCGCTCAGTTTTGTTAAATATTGGCGCACGGTATACTCATCTAACGCGCAATCTAAATCCAATGTTTCTGTTTTTTGTCGCATTTTATTTCTCCTTGGTTTGCAGTGCTTGTATTACTTTTTGCTGCTCTGTAACCGGCACATCCCCCGCGCTTGGAATTCCAAATGTTGCAAATAACCAATCGTTTGCTTTAGCGACGCTTAGGGTTTTTGTGGCGGCTATGGAATAAAACAGCTTTGCGAAATCGCTAACCGTTTTTAATTTTTGATTGATATCACGTACCGATGTCGCTAATGTTTCCGGAGTGGGAGCGGGTGCGGGTGGTACGGAAGTTTCGGCCGAAGGTTCCGCTGGTGGTACAATCACGGGTTCCTCTATTTTTATTTCGGTTAAATTAACCGTGGGTTTGGATTGTTTTTTTTCCACTCGAAACGCCTCGTCGATCGTCGTGTCGCCGTCTTTGATCGCGGTATAAACACCGATCAGGTCTTCGATTTCCGTCACTCCGATATCCTCGAGGGAGGGTTTTTGGCAATAAGCCAAAATTTCCTCCACGCTCACGGACATTTTGGCAAACGCTTCCGTCATTTGCTGGCGTCGTTGCGCCGTTGTTTTTGCGTTTCCGAGCGCGGTTTTTTTTGCTTGATCGTAAATCGATTTAATATAAACTCGAGGGATAGCCTTAAAAATCGCGTTGCGAAAAGCGATTGAACAGGCGGCGTTTTTAGTTACGGCAATCATATCCTCCGAAAAGGTCCGGCCGTTCTTATCGCAAATTCGCCGGGTTATCTCAATCGATCCGCCGATGTTTTTTTCAACGTCAAAAAAGAATCCTTGCGCCGTGACAAACCTGTCGTTTTCATCTATTATCCGTGCTCCGTAGCGTAAATTTCCCCAGGAACAGGCGCAAATTTCAGCCAACCGAACGCTTTCCCCTTCGATGTACTTCACCGTTCCGTCCGCGTTTTTACGTTTTAGTTTATAAAAACACGATGCGGCTGTTTCTTCGTCCATCACCGCCATTGTCAGCGCTTCTTGACGGAATTTCGCGATCGATCGCGGATATTTTTTCGCCGTCGCGACCTGAATATCAATTTCCGCCCGATTAATCTGTTCGATCGCTGTCGAACTAGCTACCAGTAGTTCATCCATTCAAAACCTCCAAATCGTTTAAGTGAAAGAGAAAAAAACCGATTTTATGTATTTTTTTTGGAACCGGCAATTGAAATAATTGTGATCCAATTGGAATAACCTCAAGTATCTTTCCCTGATACTGGTTCATCCTCGAATTCCAATAAATAGGGGATTTCCGTTTGAGTTTTTTGATCCGGACCTTGATCTTTGTCATGCATACCTCCGTGGCGAGTTAATCGTTTGGTGCGAAGGATTTGATTATATCGCAATAAATAGTGCAGTAGATATCCGGGCATCGATACGTCGGTTTTATACGCCTTCTCGAACCCAGCTAGCCAGTGATCCACGATCGGCGACCATGTTTTAGGCCTCCCGAAGGCTGCCCATTCATCGATCGACATCGGGGTAGTACTACCCAGGGGGTCGGTGGCGACCAGTCCTTGGCGGTGCCATTCCGTTAGTTCAGAGAGAAATTCCATCATTGCACGAAACTCCTCGCTCGACCCGGCCCCCTCGACCGTTTTTTTCCAGGAGTTTTTTTCTGCCTCAGCTTCAATCGTGGCAATTTCCTTCTCGATCATCCCGGAGATGTTTTGGGGGATTTTGGGTTGTTCTTGAAGTCGCCGAATAATTTCTCGAGATTTTCTCTCTCCAATTTTTGCGAACAGATCACGAATACCGCGATCTACAAGTTCCGGCAACTCCCGTTCGCGCATCAGCGCGATTTTGGCGCATAACTCAGTTTTCCAATCACGGGTTGCCATGTCGGTGATCATTCACCACCCCCGGATAGGTAATTCGTCATTTTTACGCGCGGGTTATTGCGAGCATACCGTTCCCAGGTGATGATGCAACATCGCCAGGATTTAATTTTATTGCCGTGTTTATCCACCCATCCAGACTTACCGTAATGAGCAATAAAAGCCTCCGGGTCTATGCCGTTTTGCCGGGAGTCACAATACTGTCGAACCTCCTCTATCGTCGGAGGTATGGTTTCCGTATCGCGATGGCGTTTGCGCTGTTTAAGCTCTGTTGATGAATCCACTCCAAGTTTTGCTAAATCTGCCTCAATTTTAGCCATATTATTAATATTTAATATTTCTTTTTCTTCTCTTTCTTCTCTTTCTTCTCCTTCTCTAGATGTGTCCACCCGTTGTCCTCCCGTTGTCCTCCCGATGTCCAAACTCTGTCCTCCCGTTGTCCTCTCACCGTTATAAAGCTCCCAATTTAAAAGAGTTATAATGGTGTATCGGTTGTCCGATTTCAAGCCTATAATTTTCAAATGAGAGAGTTTTTCCAAACGGTTGCGAATTGTGCTAGGTTTTTCCTTTAAACGAGACGCCAAAGAATAGCGTCCGACAATGACTTGTCCTGGTTCGAGGCGTACACCATAAACAAATGATGGTTTGGCTTGTACGTGGACTAAAATCCACAAAAAAAGTTGGCATAAACCCGCGTTATACATCAATAAATTGTCCTGTATTTTACGCCACAACTTAACGTAGCCGCGATACATTTAAACACGTCCGGGGATCGATAGTCCACGTTTTTTTAATTCGGATTGAACTAGCGAAACCGCTTTTTTGATGTGCGGTTCGAGCCATGCCGGGCATGGTTTATTACCTAGGCAGTAATCCGCAATTAAATAGCGTTTATACTCCCGGACGCCTTTTCGCTTGTGTTTGGAAGTGGCGGTATATTTATTTACGAGTCTCGTTACCAGGGTATAATAGGCCCTCGGTGCAACCTCGATCGTAATATCAAACAGGTCGTCACGCATAAATTTTCCGTATTATAGATTGTTATGGGTGAGTATAAATAAGTATTGACTTTTATTCATCTGTATGGTATATTATATAAAATACTATTCTGAATGAAACAGAATAATTTAGTTTTAAAATAATATAAAAAATATATTATTTCAATAGTTTTAATATTTTTTTAAAAGGGGATAGGTATATGATAAAAAAGACGCCAACGGAGCGGGTAAAACAGCTAATAGAAAAAATAATCACACAAAAAAGGCTGCACAATACCATCGGCGTCAGCAAGTGGCTGTCGAAGGGTAAGAACCCCAATTATCTTAATGGATATCTTAAGCAGAATACAAAAAATTTGTGGCCGTTCATAGACCGGCTCATCGAAGATAAGGAGGATTTAAATATTTATTTTGACAATCCAGTTTTGGAAAAAGAAAACAAGGATATGGAGATATTGCGGGCGGAGCTTCGGCAATCGCGCGAACAAATAATAGTACTTGAAAGGGAATTAGAGCACGCAAAGAAAATGGTAGGGGAAAAACAAAAAGAGTTTAATGATTTATATAAAAGCAATTTACAGTTGATGAAAGACCAAAGCGATTTAACCCGACAGGTTTTAGCAATCGTCAATAAATCATCGGTAAAAGGATGATACCGTTCCGGTTTCTTTCCATTCTTTAAGGGCGGCTTCTGTCGCCCATTGGGCAATTCTGTGCCCAATGGACTTGTAATCCCGCTTATGTGCGCGGCACAATCGATTAAATTCTGTAGCGGTAGAATCCGCCACACTAATACAAATATTACAATTACCATTTGATTTTTCTCTATCTTTTTGATAGAGAAATTCGCAACCCTTCTCTTTTATCATTGAGAACGCTTGCTTTAATCCCCATTCGATGCAGCGACTTTGCAGACCGCAATGCATATCTCCGTCATCGTCAACGACGCGCTGTATGTTTTGTTTATTTTCTACTGAAATTCTAATTGTTAATCTCATCATACGTACCTAAATAATGCCGAAAAGCGCTGTGATCCATAGCGTATGTCGCCAATGGGTTTGAAAGAAAATCTTTCATACAATCCCACCAACCCGGGGACACACGTTACCCAGGCCGTTTTATAGTTATTTTCGAAAACAATCCCGGCCGCGCCGTTCATTGTTTTTTGCAAAACATGGTAGGTGGTTTTTTTATTCAGTGACCTATCTAGACGAAGCCCCCCGATTTCGCATGCCGGGAGCATGGTATCCCGGAGCGTAATAGTGGGGGTAAGTGCCTGAAGATAGCGATAAATATTTTGATTTGAAGAAACCAGCGCGGCCGCCTCGATGGGTAGCTGCTGAATATAGGTTTGTTTTTTAATTACCCGCGCAACCCCTACCACGCTATTGTTAATCCTACATAATATATATATCGATTGATGGCGATACGATCTTTCGGTATTGTCAACATCTAATCCTAGCTGTTCGATTTTACTCGAGACTAAAGGGGGAAGTTGCCTCCCATCAATGACAAGCAGATCCATTTTTTTGCTTTCTATTTTATTTTCTTGTGCTTTAATGTACTGCGTTTATTGGGTACGATATTTTCTCCAAGGAGTTCTTTTAAAAAACCGATTGTTTCTTTTCCGGTTTTTTTGTTGCTTTCATTTACCTTCAAGAAGCTATTTTTATTTTTAATTAAATCCCAAATTCCCGCCCGTTTAAGTAAATTAATGAACGCAAAGAGAATGTTTTTGTTACGGCTCCAACGCTGCTCTTCGAAACCGTAATCTAGGTAGGAAATTTTGTTTTGGTACCTATATTCTACGGGACATAAAACGTACCCCGTAGGCTCTCTTTCTAACACGATACTGATTGTCTTTCCAAGGATAGTTTTATACGCAGTAATAGAATTCGGACTGCTGTCTATTTTCCAACCATACGACGTTCCGCTTTCCAGTAAAGATGCAATTGTGTCTTGATGGGATTGTCTCATAAATAAATCAATCTCCTTTAATATTCTCTGATTTCGATATACCTTTCCTTACTACTTTCTTTGGTCACTTCGACCATTTCAAACTTCACCCTTCCATTATCTTTCAGCACATCTAAAAATTCTTTGAGAACTTCACGGGCTTTCCCTCTCACCTCTTTCTCTTCTTTTGAAAAAATGGTTAAATAAACGGTTCTTTTTTCTCCTTTTTCTTTTTTCAGCCTCCTTCCGCCTTTTGGGATTTTTAAATAGTAGAAACACCCCTGCGTCACGGCAAACCGGTTTTTCGTTTCGGCCATAAACTCCGAATAAGGACGGTTTGGATTTTCCATTATCCACGTCCTGATCTCTTCCCTCTCACTGTCTGTAATATTGGTTTTTTTGACCATATAGACCGCAGTCCTCATGGTTGATGCGTTAATACTAGCTAGATTTTTTATTTAAAGCAAATAGCACGGTGAGCACAACATACAGAACTAGAACCACCGCATACACTACGGCTATTAATAGTTCCATAATGACCCCCAGGTATTTTGATTCGAAGAGACAATCGAAGAGGTTGAAGCGGGCATATATCGCTCCTTGGTTGAGAGTTTAAAATATAATTGCATATTATCGTTTATGCAAGAAAAAGGTGTATAAGCTATTGTTTTTAATCATCCTCTTATTTTAATTAATTTATTTGCATTACTACCATGGCACATATTATATTATTACCGGTCACAGTGTGTCCATATATATCGCTGGTTGAGAGGATAAGGGGTCAATTTTCGAGTTGGCCCCTTATTTTTTGGTTATTAAATACGGCGTAAGTTATTATAAACGGTGTCAACGGTTTTAATAATCTCCTGCAAAACATTTTCTATACAGTTTTCTCGATCTTCTTTAGTTGGGTTTATTTTGAAGCGATCATCCCAATCATCGACATATTTCGCGGCAAGTTCTTTGCACGTGGAAATATCCTGTTCGCTCAATGTGGTGCCTTCAAAACCACTCCCTAGTATTACTCCGATTGCTTCGGCCCCCGCGTCAGTTACGTAGCCGTTCCAATCGCGAGCTTTCAACATGGTTTCTTTAAGCCAAGCCATAAGTCCTCCTGGTTAATATTATATTCTAGATCAATCATTAATTCCGTAATTCATTTCATCATTCATCCGTTTCAATTCGCGTGCCTGGGTTTTAGCCGTTGGTTTCGGAGCATAATTGCCGCAATCGCCGAAACAATACGAGTCGCATTGATAGCAGTATCCCGGTCCGTGGGTTTCCGGTGGTTCCGGTTCCCTGGGCGTCGCATGTTTGGTTTTCGCATCGGCGATTTTTGAAAGGATTTCTTCATCCGATTGATCTCGATTATCGACATCGTGTTCGGTTGTGAGAAGCTGGCGGCAAGCGGCCAGGATAACAATATCGGCTTGTGTGATATCGCCATTCCATTCAACGTTGCTGTAATCTCCCCATCCGCGCGAAGAAAGGAAAATCGTACCGCGATTGCGCTCGATACGCGCCTTTTCTTCCGCTTGTTTCTGCTCTTTAGCATCGGCGGCGATTTTTGCCGGATGTTTAATCCATGCGTCATCGTCGCCCGCCCATAGTCCATTAGAGTTGTCGCCAAGACGAGTGTAAGCCTCGGTCGGAATATCAGACCAACGTTGCGCTTTGACCGCATCGGCGGATTTGGCTTTAATTGCGGGATCGGTGATTCCAAGCAGCGGTCTTCCCTGATACCACAACGTGCCGTTGTTTTTAATTTCTATTGCAGTTGCGGGTACTCGCAGTTTTTCTATTCCGTCTCTTACAATATGCAGACATCCTTTCATAAGTCCTCCTGTTTTGGTGGTTATTTCATCATGTTAATACAAGGGTGCGTTTACCGAGCATTTCCATACCCGGCAAGGGATTTTGCAATGCACTGCACTATGCGCGCGCGGCCAATCCTGATCAAAGAACCAAAACGGTTGTTCTTCCTTCCCTTCAGTTAGTGTACAGGTGGATTTTGGTACGCTTCGATACAGGGACCCGGAAAACGAAATGCAACATTTGCCGATATAAAAACTGCCGCCGGTTGAGGTTTGAATTTCCCAACCATCTTCTAATCGCCATATATACGAAACGCGGCGTTTTGTACCATCGGCAAAAATTATTACGTCGCCGGTTTCTATGTCGGTTGAAGATTCAAACCATGATTTGCGTTCTTCATGAATTTTCGCGTTTTTTGGGTCATTGAGAGAATACATAAACTACCTCTTTCTATTCAATTATTTTAATTTAAGATTTTCCTCTTTAACCGCATACCAGGGGGTATCCGTTGGTTCCAGGTAGTATCCGTAACCGGATTCGCTATAGGAAATTGAAGTAACAGCGACAATTTTTCTTTCACCTATAAATACCCCGTAGTCATTGGTGTAGAGAACGTTATCGCCAGCGTTAAATTTTGCGGGCATAACTACCTCTTTCTATTCAATTGTGATAAAACCTACTTTGTTTCCGTTGCTGTCGCGCAATGGGCAAACATAGGGCGGCGATTCAAGGGCCGGAAAACCGTCCATAATACCCCCGGCGATATCTGCCGCCCTATTGATAATTCTCGTTAGTTCGCCGGGATTGTCGGTAAAAGCGGCATTTCCGGTTTCAATGCTGATAGTAATTTTCATGGCATGCCCCTTTCTATGCATTTAATTTTTTTAAGATTTTACGCAAAAGAATAGTCGCGGTTTTAACATCACGAATTTTTTTTCGGATATCCTTATTTGGTTTAAGAATTGGTTTTTTTTGCTCTTTTAATTTTCGACGCAAAATATGCCGAAATTGTTTTTTTTGAGGTTTCATGGTTCTATTTTTTTTCCTTTGTTTTTTCCTTGATGTATAGATCTATCCATTGAGATAGCGCGTGATTGATTTGCCGTACCAATGTGCGGCTTTCATCCTCAGCTATTTTTTTCATCGCGGCGTGAATTTCCTTGGTGATTCTTAAATAAATTATTACCTTGTTTTCGCTTTCATTCATGGTGATTCCTTTAAATAATGTTATTAAAGTAATGTTACCGCACACAAGCAAACCCCTTTCAGCAGTTTTTTACTTCATCGGAATAGACCAACTGATAATCATAATCATTCGGCCCGGTTTTCAAAACAAATACGGACTCTTTCTCTCCATAGAATTGATCGATATCGATAATGGGATATTTTCTATTGGCGAAACCGCGAAGCCAACTGGAGTTTTTCCGTTTCAATTTCGCCAGTGGCTGAACTATCGGCGATAAACCAAATTCTTGCAGGACCAATTTCCGGCAATCTACCGGAAGAATGCCAAATTCGATTTTCTTCCCATTGTGGTTTCCAGGCTGGCCGGAACCATGTTGACCAAATCCTTGCGGGTGAAACGGACGTTCGGACATGCCAACGCAAGTATAAAAGCGCTTTCCCGAAACCGTTTTTTCAACATAATCGAAATAAACCGTATACCTATCGGCAGTTTTCCCTCCGTTGTCGTAAATGGCTAAAATGTTCATACCGGCACCCTCTTTCTATTGATTTAAGATTCCATATAGGGCAATTATGTTTTCCCCAAGCGCAAATCTTTAATACAGCGTTCAATATCGCACTCATGACACTGCACGATAAACGATTTCGATCCATATGTTTTTAGCCATATACTCACCAATGGGTGTATGGATTTGCTGATATGAGTTATTATTCGCGGTCCTTCGCACCTATCAAATTCATCAATAGTCGATTGCATCAAAATATCGCCCCCGTAATAACATGAATATTTTTTCATAATGCCTCTTTCTATTCGTTTAAAATCCCATGCATTACTCCATGATTATTTGGTAATTTCGATCTTATTTTCCATCGCTTTCGCGATTGCCGTTTTTGAGAATCCAAGCTCGGTGAGTAATTCCGTTAATTCCTCCAATTGCTCTTTCGCAAGTATTTTAATATATCTATTCTCAGAATCGCTTTCGATTCCCCATAATCCGCTGGATTGAATAGTAAATGAAACGCCGGTTTTTGTCATTGTGATTTCAGCTTCGGCATGAGTGCCGAAAAATCCCCATTGCCCGGCAATAAGTGCTTCCATGCGCTTAAAGTCTTGTAGGCCGTATTTCTTATATTCTTTCGTTCCGGGTTTTTCCCCGCCCGCATACGGTTTAAAAAAGCGGTATGTTCTCCCTTTGTTCGGGAAATCAACGTTCCCGCTGATTTCAATCGTGTGCATTCGGCGTACTTGGTTTAATTCCCATTGCTTCCTATCGGCATTTTCCGGGCAAAAATCTTCCGGGCAATCGATGCGCTCTTTTAGTGCGTCAATTATCCGCTGGCGCTTATAAATAGTATCGCAATATTCTCCCGTTGCGCGATTTATAATCCAATTATCGTGACTGTCGGTATACTCACCGATACAAGAAGTGTCCGGGCTTTCGTCCGTTTCGGTAATGATCTTAATTTGATTAATTACTTTTTTCGGTTTCATAATAGTGGATTCCTTTTTCGGTTTAAAAGTCCGTTCAACGTTGTTCCTCTGGTATTCAATGTTCCTCTGGTATTCAATGTTCCTCTGGTATTCAATGTTCCTCTGGTATTCAATGTTCCTCTGGTATTCAAAGTATCCAACATTAAAAGCGATCGGGTCATTGCGCCGTATCCAAGGGCCGTATTTTGCCCTATCTGGTACCCGGCCGCCATTGGTCTGCATATCGTCGTCTGGTATTCCTATCTCGGTTAGATATTCCTCATACTGTTTTTTAGTAACCATAATATCCTCCATATTGTAAAGTAATTATGCGATTGTTCCGGCGTACCGCCATTGACCGTTGATTTTTTTAAACGTGATCCATGTAGGATTCCCGTTTTCATCAGTGGAATACGGTTCTCCGATTTGGATTGTATCGGCGCTCCATTTATGTGGCGGGAGAACGTTTATGGCGTATTCGGTGATATCATCGCTTACGATATCACCGATTGAAAGAAATTTTGTTAAGTCTTTTTTCGATTCATGCCATTGCGAAAGTGTTTTAATGGGGGAATCCGGATAAAAGCCATTTTGTTGTAAAATCTCGGTTATTTCCGCGATTACATCGGCATTAATTGCCTTTTCCGTATCCAGTTTTCCGTCAAGTATAAACCATGCCCTGCACAATGCTTCTAGGGTTTCCCTAGCTGCTTTCGGCCGGTTATAAATCGCCCGGTCAATGTCTTCTGGTTTCGTGATCGCGATAGGTTCTTCGATATTTGTATCAAGGAAACTAGAGAATACTTCCGCGATATAGTCTTTGATGTCGTTACGATCGATGCCGGATACGGTTAAATCGTATCCATACAATAAATCCCCGTGAACGGTAACAATATGCCGGGACCATCCATCATAATAGCCATCATCGTTCAAGTGGTGAAATTCCGTTTCGAAAACCAATTTTTTTGAATCGCATTTTTCAGGAATCAGCTTCGTTCCGGAATCGAATCCGGAACCATGCGGCGCTTTATCCATAAGATCCTTGATCGTTTTTTCGTGGATATCCACGAAATTGGATGTAGGATTGTTCTTTTTCAGGTATTCAAGGGCCATTACGCAGCTAAGTAAATTTTGATATAGTTTCATGGTAACTTACTCCTGTGGTGATTAGTTTAAATTATTTCACGATATCGATAACGGTTCTTTGATCCATTATCCCGGAATCGATGCCGGGCAATGTCAACAACTGGTACGCCGTAGTGGTAAGCGCGTACGGATATCCCATAAGGGATTGATCGTAACACCATACCGTACCGGAAAGTATTTGCCAATAAAAATCGATTTTGGAATCCGGGTGCTTTGCGATTAGCTTCAGAGTTATTTCATCAATCCATGGTTGCGGTATCGCAAAATCGTAAATTTCTAGGCCACACAATTTCGCGGCCCGGTCTTTTGGTATCGGAGCGCTTTTAATGATTTCCATGATAGTTATCTCCTTTGGTTAATTAGTTTAAATTACTCGTTCAGGAACTGTTCGGCGATATCTCCCCAAGAAGAGAGAATCCATCGCTCCGATACGTGATTAAATAGTATGGTGGTGGCGTATGTATCCCCCATGTTGACATACGAATAATGGGGATACTGATAATTGTCCCAATTTTCCTCCGAAAGTGTTTCGATGCCATAGCCGCCCATAATCTCATTAATCATTTCCAGCTTGATTTCGATGTTGTCGGGCAAATTGAGGCATGCCCGCACCCATTTATACGTATTCGGATACTCCTTTTCGAGGAAATCGAAAATGTATTCCGATAGATCCCGTTTATCCCGGATCACGGTTAAAATCCGGTTTGCCTTATCGGCATCGATTCCGCACAAGGTAAGTTTTTCAACGGTAAGCATGGTAGGTATCCTTTCGTTAAAGCAGAAAAGCGGGGGATTGAATCCCCCGCCGGTTTGAGCGATTGCCGTTAATTGGATTAATTAACAGCGGCTAGAATCCGGTCAATTGATCGCGGTACCGAAACGACCGGCCGCATGATTTCCTTTCGCGGGGCGCTTTCCGTTAATTCAAGGATTGTTTCAAGCGCTTTGGTTTTCCATGCATCGCCGGACCCGAAGACGGCCGATTCTTCCCGCAATTGTTCGATTGAAAGCTCTTCCTTGCCATCGGTGCGCCGTACGGTACGATAGTGATCGCTCCAATTGGTCATGGCATTATACAAATTAACCGCAGTCCCTTTGATTTGCGGGAAAGCGCCATTATCGTTTGACTCAAACAAATTGGCGATTTGGGCGGCATTGTTTTTTGTTCGGGTTGAATCCCGCCAATCGGCACCAAGAACCCGGTCAAACGTCGCGGCGATTGTTTTGCCATCGATGCGCCGGACTGCAAGCTCGTTCAGTTTTGAGGAAACGACCTGAAGGGATGCATTGATCCCGGCGGCCGCATCGATTGCCGTTGAAAGACGCCCGGAAGCATTCGTGGTATGCTTTGTTTTGATTGCATCCCCGCCCCGTTCATTTATGGCGTGGGTAAGCGTATTCCGGCAAACGACCCGGATTCCGGTATACTTGAGGATATACGATGTGCTGCCGTCGTGTCCCTGTGTCGCCAGGAGATAGCTTTTCGTAATATCATCGGTACCGGCGATGCGGATATCTGATGGTAGTTTGGCTAGTGCCCAAACCCGTTTTCCACCATCAAGGCACCCGGCCGTCTCATAGTGCGCGCCCGCCGAATTGATGATTTTATCGATATGGGCGCCCATTGCCTTGTTCTGAATAGGCGCGAAAACGGAACCAACGGAACCGAGAAAGCCGTTGTTGTCGTCCCGGAAGATTCCCCATGAATCGACGGGTTGCCCGGTAATCGGGGAAGTGAACTGGTGTTTGCTTACGGACCAATTGAGTCCGGCCTTGTCCATTGCTTCGCTCCATGTCGCGGCCGTTCCCTTGCTGCTTGTAAAAATTGACATAACGGTATCCCTCCGTTGAAAGTGAATTAATTTTTGGCGTTATCGCCGTTAATTACAATAAGAATTGCGTCAATAAGCATGTTTGCCGTCACTATAGACATGTATCCGTAGTATACGGCCCGTTTGATGCATGTAATAATAGGTAGGGGGTTCATTGTGATTGATCCTTTCAGGAAAAGTATTGATTCCACAATGATTCAACGTTAGCAATTGCGCTTTCATCGACGATTGCTGCCGTTTCGATGCGAGTAAGCAGTCGGCAATCGTGACGGATTTTATCTGCGATTTCCGCCCGTTTGGCGTAATACGCTTCGATTGCCGTTCGGAGCTTGTCGGTATCAATAATCATGGATTATTCCCCCGCCGGAAGCGATACGTCGCGAATATAGTCCGCACCTGATGCTTCAATAATCCCTATGAAGTGTTCAAGATCCTGTGCAGGGCAAAGGAATCTTCCGCCCCCGCAACGGACTAGAAGCAACTGCAAGCGATTTGTGGCGATGATTTCCGGCAGGTCTCCGGTTTTAAGGAATCCCCCTTGTGCCCGGATTTTCTTAGTGATCGCTTGGGAAAGCGCCGTTTTTGTTTGGTCCATGGTATCCCTCCATGTTAAAGGTTTTTCTCCAACATGCATTATTGTGCTCATTGTATAATTCCGCGCGCGGGCCCGGTTTCGGCGTTATGTTTTCCATGTTTCAGGGTGATTCCACGATTCACGCAATTCTTCGGCGGTGTGTATTTTTCTGCCAGACTTGACGGGATTCCCGAAATTGCACGTGCCAATTATATGGCCTTTGCTTGTACTTACTCCACCAGCCAGCAAATGACATCCTTTTTCGAGTTCAAATTCGTGGCCGCATATCCTACATTTAATTCTTATTCCCCAGTTATTGGTTTCGGGCTTATCGCATACGCCGTCAATCCAGTCAATTGCGTCGCGTAAAATTTGTTTAGCGGTGGCTTCGGTTTCTTCGCGGGTAATTCTGCGCTTTGCCTCTTCTGTCGTAATCATGGTATCCCTCCATGTTAAAGGTAAACAAATAGGTGATACTTATAATATAATCATTTTCTAGACAAATATCAACAAATATTTTAAATTAATTAAAATTTTAATTGGAACGGGAAGCAAGGGAGGGGAGCGCCAGTATATAGTAATAGTGACCGCACATTGAATGATGAGGAATACGTTTCAGTTCAAGGGGTCACTATTACCGTGATAGAATATATATGTTGGCGACATGCTGGCAAT